GGATATGAGTTCACCTTCGATATCGTGAAAGGCAAGGCCGTTATCGGGCAGGCACACTATATCCCGAAATTGCTACGGCAGGGTTATGGCATCCGGCTGAATGATTCCAAGTTCCTGCTGCAATACATGCCAGCTGCTGACGCAAGGGCGTACATGCGCGGCATCAACACAAAAGATATTCTGAGACACCCTTTTGCTATCCGTGAGAACAACTGCACGGTAGGCGAGATTTCCGTCATCCATACAAAAACCGGATTCCTCCAAGGATACAATTCTATCGCCATGCAGCTGTATGGCGAGGAATACCAGAGCTACAAAATTGGTTTTGGAAAAGAAGGAGTATGCTGCCCTGTATTTCTTGGCGGACAGCAAATCGCCCAAATCAATAAGAGCGCGGTGGTCAAGGATAATCTGGATGAATACCTGATTTACGCAGTGAATGAAAAGGCACTGATGCCGTCCGTCATGTTCGCCATTTATATTGATGGAATATACTACGCAAACCGAGGCATGTATGTGGATGACGCAACGACTATCAACTGCGAATACAGCTTGAACGAGGAAGTCCTGTCCCACTACGACCCGAATTTTGTCAAAGGACTATGACTCCGATAACTGGTATTCACAGACAATATCATGTTGCGAAACTGTGCGAATTGCAGACAATTAAAAGTGAATGAATTACAAAAGCTACAGAGGATAAACAATGAGCTATGAACCCATTATCACACCGGGCAGGAATTTCTTTCTTGTCTCGACGGAGTACAAAGAGAGCAGCTCTGCCTGGTGCCGCAAGCAAATTAGAGCGACACTGAGGACCTGTCAGGGACGAGTCATCATCATTGATGCAACGGGCGAGTACGCGGACTTGGCGCTTGAACATGACAGATTGATTCGAGAGAAAATCCCGTCCATCATTTATCGGTATAAGCTGGTGGACGGGAAACCGTATATTGCTCATGTCATTGAAGTTGATACGGAAGCAAATGAAGCACCGCACCTGATTGTATACGATATCAGCCGGACCATAATCACCAGCTGGAAGGTCGGCGTGGAGGCAATTGATAAAATCCTACAATCCTATGCCGTGATGCAGGACAGTGAAATCGCGTGGCTGTATGTTCCGCTGGACTTATATACCAATGTCAAGCCCGAAAGCGAATCCTGGAACATTTTGGAACGAACTATCAAGGGTAATGAAGGCAAGCTCATGACAGTACTGACGACTCGCAAATTCACCATTGGGATGGTCCAGCGCTGTTTGCATATGGCAAAAATCAAAAATAATTTGGAGGATAACAAATGACCAATGAACAGCTGAGAATCGCATTGACGGCGAATGCCGTTACCAAACAAACCCGAAACCATTTTGGATTCAGTGACCCGTGTGGAAAAACGCTGGAAGAATACAACAAGTCCGCGATGCTGTGCTGCATGACAGCGGCGCAGAGAATGAACACGCCGGGTTTTGAGCGTGTTTTGGCTGCGCAGATTTTTCCCTGCTTTACCATTGGCTGCTGGAATCAGACGAAGACGGTCTATGATTTTGACTACGAGTTTCAGAAAATGCTGATGGATACGGATGACGTGGCAATTCATCAGGATATCCTGCAGCGACTCCCGGTTCGTGATTTCTTTATCCCGGTGTATGACAGCTACGACTACAACGGTATGTTCGTGCATGTGGAATTCGACGAAAAAGAGAAAACCACAGCTTTCGGTATCGTTCTTGTCGGCCCCACTAAGGGCAGCCACGATGATTTCACGTTCCTGACTCTGCCTGCCTGGGCCAAGGAAAATCAGAGTTTGACGGAAGCAACTCGGAGCACGAAAGAATACCTGGAAAAGGCAGCAGGGCAGCGGCAAGTAAATGGTATCAGCGTACCGGCTGTGATGGAAGCAGTCCCTTCGGTCTTTGACGGCGGCACACCTTATGTCCGGCTGGCAATCCTGTGCGCCAACTATCTTGCCAGCAAGAACCCTGATGTCTGCTTGGAAACTTCCAAAAAGCGTGACCGCCCGGTATTCGTGTTTCAGGGAAAGGCACAGCGAATCAACGTCAAGACATATACCGTTGGTGAGAATGCGGCCAAAGAATACAAAAAGAATGGGGAAGGCAAAACTCCCCGCTGGCGGCATTACTGGTGCGGCAATGGCCGGGAACGCCGGGAATGCAAGTTTATTTACTGATGGCGGTGAGGGTGAATCATGGCTCCCCATACTTATCAGGACCCGATTGGGTTCTATGAATGGTTCGATGACCTTCCTTATGCTATCCAGGATAGTATTCTGAAACACCTGCCGCATATGGAAGGCGAGGAATGGCTCATTGTCATTATCCTTGCAGCTCTTCTTCTGATGATTCTGGTTTCAGCGTATCTGTGCTATGCAAGGCATAATGTCAAAAAAACGAGTGAACGACTCAACGCTTTGAAAGAACTGAACAACACGACTGAATTCATGCCGGTCGAGGCGCAGTACCGCTACTATCTACGTTCTGATACGAAGCTGGAATTCGAGGAGTTCTCGCTCCCGAAGTTCTTTCGCCGTGAAGTGAGGGAAAACTTCAAGCTGTACAATACCCTGCTTGGCAATGCTCGGGCAAACACGGTATTGTATGAAACATATGGCCGCGAGATTCAGGAACTCCCGGAATGGACGGAATCGGATGACGATTGCGGACGGCATATCCCGTTCTTTCTCTACCGCAACATTGAGAAGGAACTGTACGATGAAACGGTTCTGGATTGTCCCGTGACAACTCCTGAATTCGTCTGCACGAAAAGCTACCTGCCCAAAGACGCTAAGAATCCGATTGAGATGGAAGAGACCTATACGCTGGAGGAACTGGAAGAGTACATACGCCGCTTGAAGGTTGCAGCCGATGTCAAGAAGAACAGCCAGAACACAGGCTGAAAAAGGCGGTAAACAAATGCAAGAGGCGGGAGCCCGGGTTTGTTGGTTCCAGAACGTTTTTCCGCCTGAACTTTAACAGCACTTTGATATTCTGCGGCCATTGACAAACTGCCAAAAATGTGCTTAGGGCCAGAACTCTTGCAAAAACGTGCGATACGCATACAATAAATAAAAATCCAAGATAGAACGAATAGGAGATATAAACATGAGTGAACAGAAAGAAAATGCTCAGCTCGAAGCTTATCGGACTCTCGTTGACGATTTCAAGCGCTTCGTCAGTTCTGAAATTCGGGCAGAGGAGAACAGCTACCGGATTGTGGACATGACTTCCGAAGATGCCGAAATCGATGACCCGAGCGTTCCGGTGACTCAGCTGGAAGATGAAAAGGCGGAGAAGCTCGCCGGTATCTGCATGGACCTGTCCAACGCTACGCTGTGGCTCTACTACAACCGCGATAAGTTTGCGAACGTTGAGTTTATGCCTCTGAAAGAGGAGACTTTGAAGGAATACCAGAAGCAGGCTCAGAATGCTCTGAATGAGCCGAAGAGCCCGCTGTTCCTGAAATCCTGGTATCAGCTCATTGAAATGTTGAGTCAGGAATGTATCCCGCAGCGCTACGAGGACGACGGTCAGCGATATACAGACGTCTATGTGAACACCTATATGCTCATGTACCTGACCATGACCCGACTCAAGAACGGCGGAACTTTTACACGCCTTGCAAACGGGCAGGGAAGCGATGCTGTGAAAATCACGACCATCGCAATGTACTACTTCTCCAGCCTTTTGACGGTTCTCTGCACCGAGTACTAAGCAGCATTTTCCCGCGTGAGTGATAGCGCTCATGCGGGAATTTTTTGTAATTTTCTATTGCTAATCTGTGCGAATTGCGTACAATAGCAAATATAAAGTAGAAGTATATCGAATCGCTGCCCCGCATGAATTGCTTGTGCGGGGCTTTTTGTTTGCGGAAAGGAAATGCATGATGTACGGTTTATCAGAAGAGAGCTTAACGATTGTTGGTGTTATTTTGATTGTGGTTGGTGTCGCTATGATTGGTTGGGGATTTGAATGGAATCAGGACATTACCAATGATAAACGGGTCGGAACCGTTGTCAGAGACATTGGCGTTATGGTTTTGGCAACCGGCATCATATTTGTGATGCAGCGGGCAATGAACTAAATTGGGAAAATGTAAGGCAGGCTCATTTCGGGCCTGCTTGTTTTTTTAGGTGAAATATGACAATGACAAAGAAGATTGACTCCCGGCCCTACCAACAGGAAGCTGCTGCAGCGATTCACAGGGAGTGGGATGCCGGGAATAAGAAAACGCTGGTTGTGATGCCGACCGGAACCGGCAAAACTATTGTGTTTGCAAGCATCGTGAACGACCAGGTGGCAAAGGGCGAACACGTTTTGATTCTTGCGCACCGGGAAGAGCTTTTACAGCAGGCAAGCGACAAGCTCAAGATGGTGACGGGGCTAGAGACCGCGTTAGAGAAAGCACAAAGCTCGGCGCTCGATTCCGATAAGATGGTCGTGGTTGCCAGTGTACAGACTCTCTCTAAGCAGAATCGGTTAATGAAGTATCCGCGTGATTATTTCGGGACTATCATCATTGATGAAGCGCATCACACGGCAACCAAAACTTACAAGGGAATTCTCGAGCATTTCATCGATGCCAAAGTGTTGGGCGTGACCGCAACACCCGACCGAAGCGACATGAAATCCCTATCTGATATCTTTGATAGTCTTGCATTTGAATATAAGCTTCCGGATGCAATTCGGGAAGGTTATCTCTGCAAAATCAACACGAAGACGATTCCTGTCAAGGTGGATATCAGCAAAGTCCATATCAACGCCGGTGATTTCAGTGCTCAGGACCTCGGCAATGTTCTTGACCTGTATCTGGACACGATTGCGGATGCCATTGTACGAGAATGCCAGAACCGAAAGACCGTTATCTTTACGCCTCTGGTACGAATCAGCAAAAGACTGTGCAATATCCTCAATAAGCGGAACTTCAAGACTGCAGAAGTCAATGGCGCGTCTGCGGACCGCGAGGACGTTCTGAAAGGATTCGACAACGGCGAGTACAAGGCGCTCACGAACGCGATGCTTCTGACGGAAGGCTGGGATTGCCCGACCGTTGACTGCATCATTTGCCTGCGTCCTACCAGGAGCCGCAGCCTGTATGCGCAGATTGTGGGACGCGGAACACGTCTGTGTGAAGGGAAAAAGAATCTTCTCGTGCTGGATTTCCTGTGGCTGACAAAGAAACATAGTCTTTGCCATCCTGCTGATATTTTCTGTGAAGACCAAGAAGTGGCACAAAAGACCACCGATATGCTGGCGGATGCGGCACTCACCGGTTCGAATAGCCAGGAGAATTTCGGGAGTCCTGAATTGGGGCTGATTGAGGCAATCGAGGAAGCACAGACTGAGCTGGACGAGGAAAAGCGGAAAGCACTGTGTGAACTCGAAAAGCAGGATACGATTCAGCGTAAACTCCAGGCACAGCGTCAAAAGCCGAGAGGGCTCGTTGACCCTCTGCAGTATATCTTCAGCATCGAAGCGCCGGAACTCAACGACTATCAGCCGATGTTTGAGAGTGAGAGGCAGGAGCCTTCCGATGACATCATCGATAGTATTTCGTGCTACGGCGTAAAAGGGGATGCCATCAAATCTCAGGGCCTTGCCGCTGCAATTCTCAAACGACTCATTGCTCGCAGAGCCAGCGGAATGGCTACCCCGAAACAGATTCGGTGTCTTGAAAGTTTTGGGTTCGTCCATGTTGGGCGCTGGACAATGCAGTATGCAAGCAGTTTCCTGAACGTCATCAGTTCTCATGACTGGGAGCTTCCAAATGGGTTCGACGCATCTACGCTGGACCCGGAAAAGAATACGGCGGACGACCTCGCCAAGCTGTATCCAGACTACAAGGAGGATGAGACGAAGAAAGCACCGCGTGGGGATGCTTTCATCTGCTGCTACTACGATGCAGGGTATAATTTAGCACGCAAGAAGGTCTGCAGCAGCGAGAAAGAAATGCTTAATATGTATTATTCGCTGTTCAACAATTGTGAAGCAAAGTACTTCTATTATATGAAGGAAGCTGATGCCTGGATGGCAGAAAAGCAGAATCTAATTGCCAGAAAGACCGGAACACCGATTTCTGCCGCACAGCCGACTCAGGCAACACCCGCAGTACCTCCTCCCTTTGTCCCGACAGCTCCCGCCAAGAGCCACGAATATTACTGCTGCCTTGCCCGATGGGATGGGTCCTACATTGGCTATGAAACTTACAAGAGTGAGCAGGCAGCACAGAATGCCCGAAAGCAGATTGCCCGGCGCGGTGAGACGGCTGTGTATGCCACAGTAGAGGAAGCTGAAGCGTGGGTTGACAAGCAGAAGGCCGCAAGAACTAGGAGGTAATCATATGCGTACAGACAAGACGGCAAGCCACATTTGCTACGAGCTTGACCACGATGTGCAGGAATATGCGAAACGGCTTTTAGCCAAAAAAATTCTGCACGCGGCACAGCAGGACAATGCCGTTCCGTTCCCTGATGAAACGGCAAAGAGAATTGCCGAGACGGCGGTGTTTCTGACCGAACGCCTCACGCTTTTGTATGAGGTCAGTTCTGGCTTTCGAGGCATTCGGTTCAGCGATACCGGGAAACAACCCGCTGTTTATACTACCATGGTTCAGCGCAATGCTCCTTTGTACGATGAGCCGATGCTTGGGCGGGCCTACAACCTCGCCAGCTTCCTTGCCGCTGAAAATGCGGATATCAGAGAAGTGGTTTTGATGAAGCATGGGGTTTTGGCGGCAATTTATAATGCTGCTGCGCACATGAAAGAGCGGACTCCGGAGCCGGGGAAAATCACGGTTCAGAGCCAGCTGTTTGTGTCCACGGCGGTTGAGCTGTTCGATGGCCTTTCGGATGCGGCGACAGAAAAGAAGAACGACAGCGATAAAAGCGCTGCCTGAGCTATAAATTAGGAGAATTTGTATGATTCGATTCAGAAAAGATACCCCTCGCTACTGGTTTATGAGTAACTATTATCCTTGCGAATTCGTGATGGATGGGATTCGTTACAAGAATGCCGAAGCAGCGTTTCAGAGCCACAAGGTTCCGCTGGAAGAGCGCAAACAATTTTCAGACATGCCTCCGGCAACGGCTAAGCATTTTGGCCGTCATGTGGCTTTTCCTGCCAACTGGGACGAAACCCGGGACGATGTAATGCGCCGCGTGGTGATGGCCAAATTCGAGCAGAATGAGGACCTCAAACAGCGCCTCCTCGAAACGGGTACGCAGCCTATTGAGGAAGACACGACCAGCTGGCATGACAATTACTGGGGCAACTGCCACTGCCCGAAATGCCAGAACATCCCAGGTCAGAATCGGCTCGGAATCATTCTCATGGAAACGAGGGATAAGCTGAAAAAGCAAGCGGGCAAATAATGCTTGCAATGCATTGCGGGTTCCATATAATTAAAACCGCAATCAAAAAGAACTATCTTTTGCGAAGACTCCGTTGCCGACGGCGTTCTCGTTTTCTTTTTTAAGACAAAAGGCTGCCGCCCATCACGGGTAGCAGCCTTCTTTTTTTGATTGTGTCAGCCAATATGGTAGCAAATCACCTTACCGCGTTCAGAACGATTCACTGCACAATCTCGCCAAGGTCGTTTGCATATTTCGGGTCACACATCATGAAGTAGTTGACGGGGCCGCTGTCAATGCCTGTACAGAACGTATCGTTACACATATCGTATCGCAGCTGCCTGAAAATTCGGCAGATGCCGTGTAAAAGTATGATAGCCTGGGAAGAAAGCCCTCGTCAGTTTAAGATGTCCAAGCAACTCGATGAGGGAAAATTCGGAGAAGACTTGGCTCGCAAATTCCTTAACGACCCGATTATCAAAGTGAATCATGGCATTAGCCATTACGATGACGTGACTCAGGATAAATCATATCAAGACAAAGATACCGATTTCATTGTCTGGAAGAAGAATGGTAAGACCTTTGGCCTGGAAGCGAAAGTGGACAGTCACAATACCGGAAATTTCTACCTGGAAACCTCGGTGGACTACTTCTCCATGGTGCCTGACGCTCTGAACGAACAGCGGGTAGCGCGGCGGTATCGGGATGGCATCGACCCTTTATGGCACACCCCGGGCTGGGTATACAGGAGTGGTGCGGACCAGATTCTCTATTATTTCAGAACCACGCAGCTGCTTTACATTTTCTCCCGCGTTGATGTCTGGTTCTATGCTGAAAAGCTGATGCGCGGTGGAATTCATCTCGACCCCGGAATCAGAAAGCCAAAAATGTATTCTGCCGAAAATATCAGTGAACGCAATGGTTCCACTCTCTTCTTTGCCAACGGCTTATGCGTGAATGCTGAGCAGACATACAAGGCTTTAGGGGCGCAAAAAAGAGTCATTAAATACCAGGTTGAGAACCCGAATTCAGACGTCCCAACGTTCAGCTTTTGCCCTTTCAAATTATGAATTTTCCGCTAACAATCGACAAAAAATCACATTTCAGTTCAGCGGAAGAGTATAATTGTAGTAGAAAGAGAGGAAAAAAGCATGAACCAAATCAACGTTGTCACGATTGGGAAACTCATTGAAGCGCATCGTGGAGGTGACGAGCAGAAGTTCAAAACTCACGTCGATTTTATAAAAACAAGCCGGGAAAACCCACGACTTTAGTCGTGGGATGAAAGGCGTTAAGAACGAATCAATTCACGCTGCATATCCGCAAGATGGACAGCATTTTTTGCTGTCAAAGCGTGCGAATTGCGTACCATAGATAGTAGATTCTAAAGAAAAGGAGGCTACTACTCATTCGTCTTGTAATGAAAACCTACAAGTACAAACTGTATAACAACAAGAAGAACAAGTATCTTGTTCAGCAGATAGAAATAGCCTCCGAGATTTGGAATTTTTGCATTGCTATGCGGCGTATGTACTATTTGGTCTATGGCAAAACGCTTAAAGCCAATGATTTGAAAAAGTACATTGCTAAAATCTGCAAGCGCCGCAAGTGGGGTCACTGGCACAATCTTGGCAGCCAAGCTATTCAGGATGTGGTGGAGCGCGTTGACCGCGCCTATAAAGCCTATTTTGATAATAAGAAAAAGGCGCATCCTACCAAGAAGTCGCTGCCGAAATTTAAGAAGCGCGAGATGTATAAAAGCTTCACGCTCAAACAGGCAGGCTATAAGTTTGACGGCAAAGGCAGCGTCACCATCAATGGTAAGAAGTATCGCTATTTCGATTCTCGTCCTTTGAAGGGTAAAGTGAAAACCTTAACCGTCAAGCGCGACAATTTAGGTGATGTCTACCTCTTTGTCGTCACCCAAGAGGAATGTAATGAAATTCTTCCACGAGCAGGTAAAGCTGTCGGGATGGATTTTGGCTTGAAGCACTTCCTCAACTTGGATGACGGCAGCGTGATAGATTCCCCTGAATGGTATAAAGCCTCTCTGAAAGAGCTGCAGCGAGTGCAAAGACATATTTCACGCTGTAAGCCGGGAAGTAATAACCGTAAGAAAGCAATTAAAGAGTTGGAACGTATCTATCGAAAAATATGTAACCAACGCACCGATTGGTTCTTTAAGGTTGCTTACCAACTGATAGCGGATTACGCTATCATCTGCATTGAAAACTTAAATCTTGCAGGGATGCAAAAACTCTGGGGACGCAAAATCAATGATATAGCGTTTGGTGAGTTTGTCAAAATCCTTGAGTGGACAACATCCAACTGTGGCACGGAGGTCGTGAAAATTGACCGTTTCGCTCCATCCAGCAAGTGCTGCAGTCGCTGCGGGTACATCTACCCGAAGCTCACACTCAAGCAGCGGCAGTGGAATTGCCCATCTTGCGGCACGCACCACGAAAGAGACGTCAATGCAGCTATCAATATATGCCGTATGGGATTAACTCAAACGGGCTACACTGCGTAAAAATACTCTCACGGATGGGGCACCATGCCGTTACCGAGAGGCGTAAGACTGGGTCAGCCAGCGGCCTCGTTGAAGTAGAATCCCACGATTTTAATCGTGGGAGTGTGTCAATGTCAAAGCCTACGACCAGAAGCGTCCGGTAGAATATGCGGATTATAAACCGGGGATGCTGTATGTCAGCGTATATGAGGTGTTCCCACACATCTAAGAAAATCAAAATAAGAAGTTCTACCCAGTTCAGTGTGGGCTTTTTTATCGAGAGTGCCGCAAAGACTACTGGCTCACGGAGGTAACCGACAATGGTAACGTTTATTGATGATGATGATATCGAACTAAAGCCTTGCCCGTTCTGTGGTTCTACAGCCGGGTTATATGCAAGCTATGAAGGCATGTATGCAGTGCGGTGCAACTACTGCCGCATCGGAACTGTCCTCATAAAAAACGAACAGGACGCGATTGAGTTGTGGAATCACAGAACGGAGGTAACGAACGATAACTAACGCAGACAAAGCAATTGCATTGCGCCCATCATACTGGGCAAGCGTATCTGGCGGAAAAGATAGCCTGTATATGCTCAATTACATACTGCACAATCTGGACAGATACCCGCTTGACGGCGTGGTTCACTTTGAACTCGAAATCGACTACCCGTTTATACATAACGTTATCGACTATATGGAAACGGAGTGCAAGCGAGCTGGCATCCAATTTGTGCGAATCAAGCCGAGGAAAACGTGGGAAGAATTGTATGATAAATGCGGTTTCCCAACAAGAAAAGTAAGATGGTGTAACGGTCACTATAAACTTGATGCAAAGCGGCAACTATCCGAATGGCTGAACGAAGTCGGTTTTTATGTAGTAAATTACATAGGCTATTGTGCCGACGAAGAACGCCGTTTCAACAAGCGGTTGAGTGCCAAAAAGTTAGAGATATACCCTCTCGCAGAAAACGGCATTAACGAAGATGTGATTTTGGAATGGGCAAAGACACAGCCTATTTTCAACAACTACTACAAAACCAACAAGCGCTGCGGTTGTATGTATTGCCCGATGTCCTCGTTTCTTAACTTTGCCTATCTCTATAAATACTACCCCGAAAATTTCCGGTATATGCTTGAAAAAATGCGGGAAACGGAAGAATTGAGAGAGAAAGAGCTTGGTAGACCGTTCTCTGTGATTTCATCGAATCCCAAATATAATGCGGATTACTTGGAACACATCGTCAAAACGAAATGGCTCAAAAAGCTCAACGAAATGGAGGTAACCAACAATGACTATGTCGATGCGTATTGCGTCGGTGTGGATGTGGATGGTCACACCACTGTCCACTAGGTTGCATTAAAGAGTATTGGCAAAAAGGTGCTTTATCGAGTTTAGCTGTGGGGAGAATGTCAATTGGGTGAAAGCATGAGCAGTGAACCAAAAGTAATCACTTCCTTTGAGGAAGCACCGCAATCGTTCGAACTCGCGAAAAGAGAGTGACTTCTTACGATGCAATTCTTACGAACATTCGGAAAGCCCAGCAAGAGAAGCAAATGCAAAGCATTGAGAAGGAGCAGTCGCTCCGACATCGAGAAGTATTCTCCGGAGGTCATAATGCGGTAAGAAGCAAAAAGCAAACGGATGCACTTCTCAACGAGGATGTCTCGAAGCTCTCTAATGCCGATATTGAGAAGGTCCTCACTTTTATCCGCACAAACGCCGAGACTTTCCGCCAAAAGCTTCGTAAGCTGTACATAACCCAGCAGAAAAAGCAAATCGACGTCAAAAAAACGATTGAGAAATCCGTCCAGTGTGATGGCGAGATTGCACGACTGTACTACAAAAAGCCGATAAAGTCCAAAGCAAATGTCGTGATGCTGGCGGATATTTCCGGGTCATGCCGCGCTATGACTTCTCTCGCTCTGACGTACATGGGTCTGATGAGGGAAGTATTTCCCGGTGGCTGCCACCTGTTCGTTTTTGTGAACCACTTAGTTCCTGTTGACCGTTATTTCTCAAATGAGAACGTAACATCCGCTGTGGAGAGCATCAACAAGAGCGTTCCAAGCCGAGGTATCTACTCGAACTACGGTGTGCCTCTCAAAGAACTGCGCTACAACAATACCGGCATCATCAACAAGGATACCACTATTGTCATGCTGGGGGACTGCCGAAATAACAAGAACTATTCTGGCGTGGAAGAGGTCGAATGGCTCTCTAAGCGGGCATCCAACTTCTTCGTTCTGAATCCCGACCCGCTGAACAAGTGGGGACAAGGGGACTCAATCGCCGACCTGTTCGCCAAGAGTGGGGCGACGGTCTGCCGGGTAAGTTTAACGCAGGATTTGCTGACTTTCCTGCAATCTGCCGGAACCACAAGGCATTTTTGATGCGCTTGCCCCAACCACTAGATATAGTGGTATCTTAATGTTTGTTTACAATTTAGACACTATATATTGTGTCTTTTCATTGACCGGATACCACATATATGGTATAATACAATTGTTCTCAGGAAGAGGAACGGCTCCTGAGACATCAAGGTTTTCCTTTCCCCAATCTTGGTCGCATGGCTTCATTTGAGCTGACACAGGTGAAGCGTGAAAATCATCCGTTTCATAGTAATATCCTTCCTTTCATACCTCTTTATTTCCCATTTGGCGCGGGTAACTCCGCGCCAGCCGTCCAAGCAAACAGCCTCCACGCGGCGGACGGTGGGCAACAGATGTTTCCGTGTTCCGGGCATCTGGCTAATGTTTGTATTTGCTGGTTTAGCTCAGCTGGTAGAGCAACTGATTTGTAATCAGTCGGTCATCGGTTCAAGTCCGATTTCCAGCTCCAGACGCTATCCGTTGGATGTATCGAAATCACATGATACGATGCTATACACAACATCTGGCGGACAGCATGCCACCCATTAAGGCGGCCTCCTCGTGGCGGGTGGCGGACAGCGGCTCTTGCGGCTGCTGACGAATGTCTTAGAAGCATGCAAACGTACGAGCATCCCCGTCAAGTCGGGGCGCATCCAGACGCGACACAGCCGTAAAGGCGAGATTGCTGCACGGCAACTGGTAAGTTTCGCTGCAGTCTCACACACAGCCCAACGACAACCGTTAACCCGATTTGACAGGGAATCAACGACAGGGCTCAAAATTTGAAGTTGACCAACACCCAAGCGCTTTCTTGGATTCTCGCGTATCGTCAACGATGAGGTTCGCAAGATTGTCAGGTGGTGTGAAGATGACATCCGGGGATGACGACCTACTAAACGGATGTCATGGCGGGGCTAAGTGAGGGTTCACCCGCAATCTTATGCAGGTATCGTATAACGGCTAATACTCCGCCCCTCCAAGGCGGAGACGCGGGTTCGACCCCCGCTACTTGCTCCACACGTCGCAGTCACCGTACGCCACGACGTTAAACTTGGTGAGCATGGTCCACTTGTGGTCCGCTGTCCGAATGTCGATGAGACAGCCTCAAAAATAATAGACAAACAGGTGCTGTGCCTGAAAGTATTCGAAAGTCCCGGTGTTAGTCGCGAATAAGACCGGAAAACGGTGAAGAGGGTACAATACAGAATCTATCGGCGTGGCTGCCGAATGGTGCTGGATGCGAGTTGGCTTCTCGCTCAAGGGGTGACCAGCATAAAACACCCTATCGTGCTCGATTAGCTCAGTTGGTAGAGCAGCGCATTCGTAACGCGCAGGTCGGCAGTTCGAACCTGCCATCAAGCCCCATCACCAAATTAAGCGATAATAGGAAGGAGATGAATTCTATGGAACAGGCAATTATCAATGTTGAAGGTACGACTACCATAGAAACCGCTGCAGCGGCAAAAAAGCTGATTGAAATGTTTGGCAACCGGAACATCCGCGCCATCGCTGTCAACCGTGTAAACGACAAGAGCGACGAGGTCATTGTTGAACTCGATTTCGTTCCCGGTTTGGCACCGCATCTGCACGGCTTCACGCTTCAGGTTAATGGCTTGACCTGTGGTTATGCTGGTACTGGTCCTTCCAATCTGTATGAAGTCCTGCAGGCGGCTGGCGTGAGTGAAGCTCAGGTAGCACGCGAGGACATCACTCAGAAGAGCACAAAAACCATTCCTCTGCGCCTGGAACGCGCCGTGACTCAGTACGGCGACTTCCAGTTTGCGTAACGCTATTTGGCGGGCTTGACCCGCCATCATGGAGGGATAGCTTAGCTGGATAAAGCACCTGCCGCAAAGCAGGGTATCGATGGTTCGAGGCCATCTCCCTTCTCCATCCAGACACCCTTTCGCTTCCTTCCGCCAAAGGTATCTGGGGTATTGTACTGCATTGCGTGTAGTACGGCCAATCAGGCGCGGAACTCCGAAACCATACCACGAAGAATTTTATCCTCTCCGCGCAGCATGGACATGCGATTTTACGGGGATAAATTCAAACCGAAATTGTGTCGAGTGGCGAAGACGGTTGCGGCACTGGCGAAGCACATATCTGCTTCGTCAACCATCCATGAGAAAGCCTCCACGCGGCGGATGGTGGGCAACGCAGCAAAGCTGCGGCTGATTTCTCCTTAAATCGGTATCTGAATAAATGCAGATAGATAATCATAAAAAAATTAAAAGAACAAAGGAGTACACAGCATGAGCAATCAGAAAATCATGAAAGCAATCGCAGGGATTGCAGCAGCCGGTATGATGGCAACTTGTCTGCCTGTCGCAGCGTTCGCAGCCACCGGTGACACCTACCATTTCTCTTTCAGCAATGGTTCTTCCCAGGACCTGGCTCCGGGCGGCTCTATGACGTTCCCGGCAAGTCAGTATGACTACGGCTACTGGATTACCCTGCAAGGCCATGGCGGGTATACCTACAACTACTATCCCGGCGACACTCTGCCGTACGATGCAGTTGACCAGTGGTTCACCGCTGACGGCATCACTTCCTGCTATGCGGCTGAGGGCAATCCGCGTTCCATCACCATCAACTACCAGATTGACGGCAACACGGTGCTGACCGAGACTGACACCGCCACTTTCCCGGGCAGTGTTGATGGTCAGAGTGTTGAAGCCTGGACCACGGATTCCGGTGATACTTACACCGCATCCAGCAAGAGCCTGAACCATGACCGCCTGTTCTACTACCTGGGCGACGACATCCACGACAACGTCCTGACCCTGAAAGCCACTTCTGCATCCACTCCCGACGACGGCAAGGATGACAACAAGGGCGATGACAAGGGTGATGTTACCAAACCCGACGATAAGGACGACAACACTGGTGACAATACCGGTGACAACGGCACCACCACTCCCGATGACAAGGGCGACGTAGTGGCCCCCGATAAGGACAACACCGGTAAGGACAACACTTCTACCGGCTCCAACAAGGGCAACGGTACTACCACCACTACTCCGACCGCTCCTCGCAAGAACGTTGAAGTCTCTGAGCACGGTGAAATTGCCGCCGCTATTGCCAATGGCACCTGGGGCAATGAGTACACCGTCTGTACCAGCTGTGGCTATCACAACTGGACCCGCAAGGGTAACGTTTACGTCTGTGACCATTGTGGTCATGAAGTCCTGACTGTTAAGGGCGCTGATGGCGTCAAGGGCTATGCTGGTACTCTGGCTGGCAACGAGCCCCAGTACGCTTCTACCTCTGAAGCTCAGGCTGCTGCTGAAAAGCGTGAAGCCGCTTATGCCGCTTCCATCGCTGCTCTGCAGGCACAGGTTGCCGCTCGTGAAGCTGCTTATGCCGCTTCCCTGGGCATCCACTAATTTGCCATCCTCTAACTAACGGTAATCGATAGTTTTTTCTCCTTGCTATGGGGCGGGATTTCGGTCCCGCCCCATCCTTTTGTGGTCAGATGTCCGAGTGGTTTAAGGAACTGGTCTTGAAAACCAGCGACGCCAAAAACGTCCGTGGGTTCGAATCCCACTCTGACCGCCAAATTTTTGCCGGGGTTTCCCGGCTTTTTGTTTTTGTGAGTGGTGTCAAGAGGGAATGCCAGGTGAAAATACCAGGACTCCCGTTCTGGAAACGCCAGATGACTCTGCTGCAATCACGGTGCCCATCGACCTGGCTTTGGCTGACTATGAGTCCAGGATGGCTAAGGCTTTAAGCGAGTTGTGTTCGTGTGAGGACATACCGTTCTCGAATGCAATAGCGCGGATTGCTGCTTGGAGACCGGTCGAACAATGAGCACGGGCCTGCCATTATTTTTACGAAAAGCCTTGACTTTGGCTTTTACATATTGTATAATTAAGACGCTGAATTTGATGAAAGGAAAACTGCACGATGTTTGCTGCTATGATGAACAAACAGAATAAATTGCAAAAGCTGTGGAGCAATTGGAATCTCTTCAGCTGTTTTGTGTTGTCTGTTTGTGCAAATCATAGTGCAGTGATGGTTGAATAAAATCATCCAAGTATCGGTTGTTTTCCATACTCTGCACGATATGAGCACCTGTCAGACGCACAACGCCTGATGGGTGCTTTTTTGATGCAGAAAATCAGAATCAGGTCACTCTAATGCCGCTGGAGTGAATTCCAGCCAGGCTTATTAAAGTGTATGCTATTATACATAATGTATATTCGAGGATTCGCCAGACGGTAAGGCATCAGGCTTTGACAAACGAAACGGAACAATCGCTAAAAGAGTCTCTGCAGCAGACCGCCGAAACCATAAAAATCAATATTGTAGAAATGGAATGCATGCCTGACCATATTCACCTGTTGGTGGAGTGTTCACCGCAGCATTTTATCCCGGATATGATAAAAGTGCTTAAAGGCAACAGTGCAAGAGCTATTTTTATCGCCAATCCGGACTTGAAGAAGCAACTTTGGGGCGGGCATCTTTGGAACCCAAGCTACTTTATTGCAACCGTCAGTGATAACACGCGCAAACAAGTACAAGAATACATTGCATCTCAAAAAATAAGAAACTGATGAAAGGGGGGCTTCGCAGTGAAAATCACTTCCAGCTATGCTGTGGAAATCAAAAAGCAGAAAATGTTCGACAATACTATAAAGATTTATCGCGAAGCCGTTTCTTTCTTGATTGGTTGATTTAACAAAGAATGGGATTCTATTCAAAAAGTAGAGGGTGCCAAATCTCGAAAGAGTTTTGCCGAGAAGTTAATTCATACTACAAAATACAGCACTGCTAAATATGATTTCGATGCCAAGTTTTATAAGTTCCCTAGTTACCTGCGCAGAGCGGCTATTCAAGCAGCACTCGGCTCTGTAAGCAGCTACTACAGTAGCCATAAGAACTGGGAAGCAAACGGCAAGGTTGACAGGGAGCCAAAACTTCAATGCGATAGATTTTGCTTCCCGGCTTTTTATAAGACCGTTATGTATGAGGAAAGCAACAAACCAAACCAGTGCTATCTGAAGCTGTATAAAAACAATGACTGGGTTTGGATTCCTATTGCAATGCGTGCCACCGATGTCAAATACATCACGAAATACTGGTCACATTGCGAAAAGAGCGCTCCCTCCCTCGAAAAGAAGTACGGAAAATATTTTCTCCGCTTCGCTTTCGTGGAGAAGGTAGAACTCTCTGAAACTGAAATTCAAGACAGGCGTATCTGCGCTGTAGACCTTGGTCTCAATACTGACGCCGTGTGCAGCATCATGACTGCCGATGGAACTGTCCTTGCAAGAAAATTTATCAATTTTCCGAGTGAAAAAGACCATCTGTATCATGTGCTTAACCGTATCAAGCGTAAGCAAAGGGAGCACGGTTCCAACAGCGCCGCAGCTATGTGGCGTTACGCCAAAGCCTTGAATAACGATATAGCGAAAAAGGTTGCTGCTGCGATTACTGAATTTGCTGTGCTTTATTCTGTAGATGTGATTGTTTTTGAACATTTGTCATTTACAGGCAAAAAGCACGGCGGCAGTAAAGCACAAAAGCTGACAATGTGGAAACGTAATTCCATACAGGATTATGTGACACAGAAGGCACACCGCTGTGGTATCCGGATTTCGCGTATCTGCGCTTGGGGCACAAGCAAACTCGCCTTTGATGGCAGTGGTGCTCTTGAGCGTGATGAAACCAATCGTGCCCTTGCAACGTTTGCAAGCGGCAAACAATACAACTGCGACCTAAGTGCGAGCTACAATATTGGCGCTCGCTACTTTGTCAGAGAGTTGCTAAAACCCTTGCCAGCGATGGTAAGGTCTCAGTTTTCGGCTAATGTTCCGGATGTTGAGCGTAGAATCCAAGTTACACTTGCCACGCTTAAAGTTCTGTATCCTGAGCTCAAAAAACTCAGTACACAGGCAGCGTAAGATGTAGGCTAACTGTGACAATTAGCTTTCTTGCGGTGAGTTTGTTCTTCGGGACTTACTTGCTGAGGGATTGCTGTACCATTTCGTTAGCAAGTTCCTCTCCTTAAAAGAGGGGAAGCCCGCGACTTTAGTCGTGGGAGGATTCACCCTGACAACGGTTGTTCGACTCGACCATTCTCGGCCAACGCTCACTTTCATGCGCATCGGAAGTGAGATTCCTCAAAGCTGTGTTCCCATAAGCATGGCACGGAAGATGCGCGACAAGTGCTCGTAACTCAATCGGTAGAGTACCCGACTTTTAATCGGGGTGTTCGGGATTCGATTTCCCGCGAGCGCACCATGCCCGGCAGAGCATTATCTGCCACTTTTGTGGGTGTATAGCTCAGTAGGCAGAGCGGCGGACCGTTAATCCGTTTGTCGCAGGTTCAAATCCTGCTACGCCCGCCATAAGCTCCTCTGGTGAAATTGGCAGACACAGTGCGCTCAAACCGCACCGTTTTGAGGGTTCGAATCCCTCGGGGAGTACCATGTCCGGCAGTACAACAACTGCCATTTATGGGTTGTTAGCTCAGCTGGTAGAGCAACGGACCGTTAATCCGTGGGCCGCAGGTTCAAACCCTGTACAACCCGCCATATGCTCCAGTGGCGAAACTGGCAAACGCGGCGGCTTTAAGTCCCGTTTTACTCTGGGTTCGACTCCCAACTGGAGTATCTATATAGGGGTGTAGCTCAAGTGGTAGAGCAGCGGTCTCCAAAACCGCGTGTTGCATGTTCGAGTCGTGTTACCCCTGCCACAATAAGAAAAGCCGTCCTCACATAAGAGGCGGCTTTTTGTTTTGGAGAGTATACAGACCAAAAAACTAAACCACAAGTTGATTGCAAATGTGCAAAAACATGCTATAATAATATCAGAACGAAACGAAAGGAGATACCCCAAAATGCTGTGCAACACTGTTAATGTAATGTCGTATGAGTATAGTTATGAATCTGAGTTCAGCTCTTATGAACGCAGTTTTATTTCTCATACTCCTCGACAGGCAAAAACAGACCATGTACAGATGCGGTGCGTCTTCTAAGCGATAACTGCATGTCATAGCTGCTTGTCGAGATTTCGGCAGGCAGCTTTTTTGTTGCCTGCAATACAGAAAGGCAGCAAGAAAAAATGAACGTTCCTACTATTGATATTCAGAAAACTGGTGCCAACATTAAGACACTGCGAAAGGCAGCAGGTATCAAGGTGAAAGATGTGGCAGATACACTCGGCGTATCCACGCAGGCAGTTGCCAAATGGCAAGCTGGAACAGCGCTCCCCACCATCGACAACCTTGTGATATTGGCAGCGATGCTGGATACCAAGATAGATGACATCCTTGTCATCGCATAAACCCTCGCCGCAGGATTGCGGCTATATATGGCCCGTTGGACGAATTGGTAGAGTTGCCGCCCTTTCACGGCGGAGGTTATTGTGGGTTCGAAACCCACACGGGTCACCATGCTTCTGTAGCTCAGTTGGTAGAGCAGCGGTCTGAAGAACCGCGTGTCGCTGGTTCGATTCCGGCCGGGAGCACCATATGTGTCGGTATGCAAGAGGTTAAAGCAGGCGGTCTGTAAAACCGCTCCGTTTCGGTTCGCTGGTTCGAATCCAGCCCGGCACACCATAAGGCCCCTTCGACAAGTTGGTCCAAGTCGCCAGCCTCTCAAGCTGAAGTCGGCAGTTCGAGTCTGCCAGGGGTCACTACGTCGCACCTACGTTAAAAGGTGCATTATGCAGAGGTCGCCTAACGGTAGGGCAGCAGCTTGCTAAGCTGCCGTCGCGGAAATCGCGGCATGTGAGTTCGAATCTCACCCTCTGCGCCATCTGCTTGCTTGTTCGAGTGGTTGATGAAATCGGTCCAGAAAACCGACGATGGGAGACTGTCCGAAGGTTCGAATCCTTCAGCAAGCGCCACTGCCCTCATTCTGTGCGGTATCCGTGCAGGTGAGGGCTTTTTCTTTTGCTTTTCGCTTCGAATTTCGGACTCGAATGGCGTTAATGGTCGGATATTCTTGATTATACATGCCTTTGCTGTATGGCAAATAGCTCCAAACAGTATTGGTTTTTACACCCAATTCTTCTGCAATTTCAGGAACTGACATACCGTTCGCACGCAGCTTCCCGATTTTTTCTGATGTTTCATCTGACCAGGCCCCGGCCGTAATCAGTATTTTGCGCACTTTCTGCAATGAGATGCCTGCACGTTTGGCAATGGTTCTTCTAGGTATACCTTGCTCATGGAGCCGGAGAACCGTCTGCATTGTCGCGTCCATCTTGTTAGTACCTCGCCGTTATCGATTTTTGTATTGCCCTAATTGTTGTACTTTAATCATACAGCAAAGCAACAAAATTGTCCAGGAAGCAAAAGTCCCTTCATTTGCCACTAATTCATCTATGAAATTTGAAGGCAGAGTACCCCGTCTATAGCCGTTGGGCTTAGGCGGGGGAGAATGTCAATTGCAAAAGAATGTGTATAAACTGTTACCATTTAACGCTTTCCGTTGTGAGAAATTGCGAATCGCGGTATAATGAAAGGGTAAAAAGTGAAAGGATTTTTGCCGTATGTACATTGATTTCACGAGCAAGCAGTACTTCTTCATTCTGCACGCTCTTGCTGTTATGATAACGTTTTATAGCAACGATTTTTCCTCTATCTGCAAAGAGGTTGGAGAGGCTTATGGAACAAGCGAAGCAGACATTGCAAGTGCTTGCGCTGCTCTGACAGCTGTGAACGTAACGGCACCTGTCAAAAGTTTATCTAACAAGTGCAGCGACATTCTGGAAGATATACTGCATCATGCACGAGAACTGCCGGGAAAGGACGCTCCATATAAATACAGTGTTAGCTTAGATGTCTCTTCCTGGAAAGTAGTTGCTGATGCGTTGGATACATACTCACGTATTTTGATGGGGCAATTTGGCGTCATTTATGAAGCCCTCGATATTTCTGGTAACGATGAGCAGCACTTCCAGGCGTATCATGATGCACGCTGGAATGGGGTGGGGGTCCTCGAAGCCCGTGACCTTCTGATTCCACAGCTCAAAAAGATAAGGCTTGGTTGGAATGGGAACTTTGGTATTTCAAATTCAGAACTTGCCTACAACAGCAAACTGGCATACGAGATTCTTAAAACCATTCGATATGCGACAGAGAAACGAGATAGCTCCGTTCTGAAAGTGACAAACGAGCCGCTGCCGCGTGCTGAAGGTTCTTTCCCAATTAGAGCACTGTAATTAGATTGGAGGCTTCCAGGGTGGGCGACCACATCATTTCTTTCTTAGACATCTGCGCCATGCGCGGTCAGTTGGTTTTGGCAAAAGCACCGTCCATTCCGGCTATCGATAATAAAACCGTGTATTGTACCGGAGCTCACAAGCGAGGAGCGGACCGCTGCATTGTCCTTGACGGCGAGGAGTACAGCCAGATTCTTTTTGTTAACGGAACAATAAAACTGTATTGGCAGTGAGGTATCATTGTGGACAATATCATTGTGAACAGCGCTCTTTGGTATGCCGAGCAGAGCAGTCAGTTTCTTTTGAATTCTGGGGCCAACAAGCTGCTGGATAAGGGCTATGACTATTATGTGAAAGAATTTATTCCACTTGGGCACCGCCTTATCCAAAACGGTCAGATTGCCGCCGATGCGATGGATGGGGAACTTGCCGCGCAGTTCTCAATGGCGTATGTTGCAAACTATTGGCGGTCAGCGAAAACCGTATACAATTTTGCGCCGGAATTTCTCAGAACATTGGCAGAGACTGAGGACGCACCGATTTATTCCGATATCATGATGCGGCTGCCATATAGGGATTTTGTCATGAATCTGCCCGCTGGCTCTCATCACGATGCGATGTTCGTACACATCGAGTTTGATGCTTCCCACGGCCAGAACGATGTGGATACACTCTTCCTAATTGTTCCTTTTAAGGCAAATCTCAACTTTGACAATATCGAACTTTGCCAGTGCATGCAGTGGTGTCTCAACGGCAAGAAGCTGATTGAGTCCTATCGGCGCAACAATGATGCTCGCGAGCAGGCATTTCAGAACGGAACTGATTCCGCCACTGTCAATGACGCCACGATTTCAAATGTACCCGGTGCCGTTCTCAGTGAAGAAGAGCTGGAAAAGCAGCGGGAATTCAACGCCGGCGTTGAGCCGTATCTTCGTGTTGCGGTTTCTGCAGCTTATTACCTTGCATCCAAGAATGCTGAAATCAAAGAGGTAAAAATCCCGAAAGAGAAGCGGCCTATTCTTGTTTCTAAACCTGGTGCAACTCCTAAAAAAGTCAACGTCAAGACCTATAATGTAGGCTTTGTCATCGGAAAGAGCTTTGAAAAGCAGCTGGCTTCTGGCACGGAATATCAGAAGTCCACAGCAACCGGCACGGGCCGTACGGTCAGACCTCACGTCCGCCGCGCTCATTGGCATCATTATTGGGTCGGAGAAGGCCGAACTCGCCTGGAAGTTCGCTGGATTGAGCCGACTTTTGTGCTGCCGGAAGGAAAACGTGAGGTTCCGGTTGCTACCGTTAGACGGGTTTTAGGCGCTTAAAGGAGTTTCACATGAAAGCAAACTACAAAATTGTCGCAAACAAGCAAAAGATGCTCGAAAAAGAAATCGAAAACTTCGAACCTACCAGCACAATGTCAGTACTGCTAATGCGCTATAGCATCATACAGGGACTGCTTCAGGTTAAACTGAACGAAAAAGATGAGAATGGTATCCCGAATATCAGCCCTGTGGATATGGCATACGAGATGACCACTTTCTTTGGCGACGCCGTCAATGCTGCGGCTGATGATTTCACAAATGATGATGAGGACGACAGCACAATAAAATTTGATGGCACCGTTGATGAATTCCGGCAAGAACTTGCCAATCGCGTCTTAATAACACTCAGTTTGGCGTTTGAACATGAATTCATAAATTTTACAGAGCAAACCGGGATTTCTCGCGCACAGTATGAAATTCTTGCGGCTGAATATATTGCTCATGCGGAAGACGATGGCAGTAAAGCATCCGAAATGTTCAAAGGCGACAGCTCTGAAAAGCACAAGTCTAAGGGTTGGAACAGTACTTCCACCAAAAACAAACGAAGCTGAAAAAGCCACTTGCACAAATGTGCGAACCGCCTAAAATAATAATTGCATAACAGATACCATCACTTACCTCCTAATTGAACATTAAATTAACAATCTGTCATGCACAAGTAAGCAGACTCTCTTTTGAGGGCCTGCTTCTTTTTTTGTATGTACTGATTAGAAACAAAAATATTTCAGAAAGGATGAATACTATGACCACAAATACCAAGAACAGCTTTACCAGGTTCGCAGCTGCCGCAAAAGATTGCTTCTATGTGAATTCTTTTCGCGCAGACTTAGTTCAGTGCGACAGGGCCTTGAAAATGGACGGCGAGATGCACGTCGAAGCGGAATGCTGGATGAACATTTTGGATGCCCTGGACGATAACGACATCAAGATGTATGTCGATAACGAATACCGTCCCGGACTTTTGAACCCGTTCCATAAATGGTGACGCTCCAAAAACAAGTCAATAACCCACGACTAAAGTCGTGGGCTTGCGTCAGTAAGAAATCCCACCAAAAATAAAAAATACCCGAAGTGTGAAAGGAGCATAACAATGCTTAATTCAAATATCAATAAAACCCTTGAAATCAACTCGAATAAAGCCGTTCTTCTCAGCATCAAGAAGCAATGGCTTGAAAAAATTCTGAGCGGAGAAAAGACTGTTGAGGTCCGAAAAACTATGCCGTGGGAAATTAGCTATCCTTTTGTAGTATTTTGCTACGAAACCAAAGCTAACGGTGGTGCTGGAAAAGTGACTGCCGCATTTGTTTGCCGTGCCATCAATACACTCGATTGCCTGCGTGAGCTTCCGGCATATGCTATTGGCACGGAAGTGACCGAAAAGACCGCTCAATTCGTGAAGGACAGCTGCCTTACCGCAAATGAGCTGATTGCATACGGCAATAAGTCCGGCACTCTTTATTGCTGGAACGTTTCTGATGTCCAATCTATGGATATGTCGCTGCGAGAGCTCGGCGTTAAGCGAGCACCACAGTCCTGGATGTATCTGCGGATTCCTGATAACAAGACGTTCTGAACGATGTCTGTTTGGGCTGGCTACGTGTACAAGCCAAACAAAATATCAACTACACGATAAAAACACACTCGAATGAATGATTCATCGTGCGAACAACGCAGACTCTCGATTCTTGAGGGCCTGCTATTTTTTTTATTTCAGGAGGAAACATCAATGATTCTTTATCATATCATGGCAGACACCGGATGCCTGCCGGACGATGTTGTTCCGCAGATACCAACGAATCGGATGAAAGGGGAGGACCAGGAAATCCCAAGAATTTGTCTTGGGCATACCCTTGACGACTGCCTGACCAGCATCGGCATTGCGCATTTTGTCTCAAAATTCCTGCTCGCTGAGCTGCGTCAGAACAAAAAATACTCCAAGGACATGCCGTTACCGTTCATTGTCCGAATGTACAACATCAAGGACGAAGACCCGAATCTCTTAACTGAGGAAGAAACACAGAAATATGTGGCGGATTCTGTCGTGACCAGTGAATGCTGGCTCACAAGATATGAGAAGCCTGTCAAAGTCCAAAAGCTCTGGCTTGTGGGTGGTGAAGTTGTTCTTTGGCCCTATATCGTTGACGGCGTCGTGTACGATTACCCAATCGTCCGTAACTCAATTTGGGCAGACAGCAAAACCTTGCCGGACCCGGAATTTCAGAATCAAATCATGGATATCACTCAGAAATGGCTTAACGAAGCCTGAAAAAGAAGCACATCAAAAGCTCTTGCACATCCTTGCGAATTCCATAGTATTAAAGTTGTACGACAGATAACATCTACTTTGCACACCGCGTGCTCGTACAATTCATAATTCTGTTCTCATTCAAGGCAGACTCATCTTCATGATGGGCCTGCCTTTTTTTGTTTACAGAAAAAGGAGGAATTCAAAACAAACCACAAATCTCAAATCACAATCTTCCGCTACAAGGAAAAGACACAAAAAAGGAGTCACAAAATGAAAGTCGAAAAGAATAATAACAGCATTTTTCGGAACAAGCATGTCCTGGTTGTCGTCGCGGTGATGTGTATTTTTACCATCATCGCCTGCATGGGTTTTATGCTTTCTGTTCCTGCACACGCAGAGGAAAACATAGCTCCCAAAACCGAACCTATCGCTTTTTCCACTCCCATTGAAACGGTGAATGAGCTCGATAAAGCGTTCCCGATAACGGAAACTTCCGAAGAAGCACAGGAGGAAATTACAACTGCTGAGGTCGAATCTTCCGATGCTGCAGAACCGGAACCACGGATTGAGACCGCAGAAGCAGCCATCGAAGAAGCTGAACCGAAACCCGAAACAATTCCAGATAATCTCAACGACAATGAGCTTGAAATCTACACAGCTCTGCGGTCCGCTGGCCTTTCAAAGGCCGGTACTGCCGCAGTGATGGGCTGCATGTCGATGGAAAGCGGTCTTAAAGCCTCGGCCGAAAACCCTTCGGATGGCGGCTATGGACTCCTGCAATGGACTTATAGCCGAAAGACAGACCTTTTCAACTGGTGTTATGGCAATGGCTATGACCCCAACACCGTTACGGGACAGGTGATGTTCTTCGTGTATGAGCTCAATAGCACATACAGCAAAGCCGCCAAATACTCATATCCGGTGTACGAAACTCTCACTACAAGCGACAGCCTGGAAGATTGCCTTTCGATGTTCTTCTCCCATATGGAAGCAGGAACCAACGTGATAATCTCTTCCCGCAAAGTCTATGCAGGAGGGCTGACCACGTTAGACCTGTACCGCAAACGCTTAACTGCCGCTTACAAATACTTCATTTGAATTAGGAGGAAGTCACAATGAAAGCAACCGTTTATCTGTCCCGAAAACTCTTGAACCAGTTAAAGGTAAAAGAAACCGAAAGCAAAGACCTTATGCTAACCCATAACCTACACAACATCATCATCAACGGTAAGCGTGTTGGCTGCTCTGGCCACATTCAGAACGTTCTCAACAATAAGTGCGTTTACGTCAGCACTGAAAAGAGTTGCTATCAGCTCTTGTCTGACAAGAACATGGTTCGCTATGCCGCCAGTATGAAAGATTACTCCTCTGTATCGCTCGGCGCAAAAGGACGTAATCAGTTCGTGACCAATGATGAGTTGGTTGGAAAAATCATTGATATGCTCCGATAAGGGCATAAACAGAAAGAGAAAAAGCTCATGAAAACCGGCATCAAAAGTCAGATAGTAATAGTATCTGCTGTGGCAGCTGTTCTGCTCATTGTTATGAGCGTCTGTGCAATTGCGGAGAGCATTACCTTTGAGAAGGTTGCTGCTCTCGCTGCAAGCGCACTTGCCTTGAACAAATGCTGCGGCATCCTGTTAAACTAAGGAGAAAAAATCATGAAGAATAAATACAAAGTTGTTGCCTTGGTTCCTTTGGAGTTCTCTGTTGAGGGAAGCTCCGATTCCAAAGAGGCAATCGAATTCGTCAAAAACATTTTCGAAGCGTGTCGGGATGATAACGACTGCGCGGACATCGTTTTTGATGGCATCGAAGAGTCACTTCGTCACGACAGTATCGAGTACAAAGTTGAAGCCGCCCAGCCTGAACCTGAGGTGAAGGCAAATTCCGATATCCGTTCTGTTGCCTCCGATATCTGCGACGTCTTCGAGAACTATCTCGACGAAAACGGTGTCTATATTGTGTGTGACGATGCAGACGAAGAGCAAGACCGAAAAGCAAACGAAAGCGGCGCGATGTTGTATGGCATGGAATATTGGCATCTTGTCGAAGATGTCGAGTTCCGTGTGAATCATATAAATGCACAATACAAGCTGTTCACCGTCTTTGATATTATGGAGGCATTTGATAAACTTCTCATTTCCAAAAAGCTTGGTGACTTTGTACCGAGCGGCGAAAATCGTTACCGTTTGTATGCAAAAATCCTGAGCTGTCTGCGTTCTATCAGGGAGAAATTGTAATGAAAGGCTGGAACAGTTCTAAACACCCCATTCTCACCGCAAACCGGATGCCTGCGCCGATTCATTGGAACCCAATGAACGAGGATTGGAAAATGCGGCTTACCAAAAGCCAGATTTACAACACCTCTTCTGGTTTCGATACTCAAACGCTCGATGCTATGAAGAAGCTGCATGACAAAATCCTCACATTTGGCGGGGATGAAGTCTGCATGACGATGTTCGATGAAGATGCACCAAAAATCCTTGAACGCGGCCGGTTCTTTTATGGCAGCAGCTATATGAGGAAAGGCCAGGATTGCCAGTGCCATTACAATTCTGCACGGCTTTGGTATAAAAACAAAGACCGGTGCTTTATTGCAACGGGCTATGCTCTTTCCGAAGACGGGCTCTGGCGCTGTCATTCCTGGGTCGTTCAGCCAATGGCACGCACCGTTCGCGTGTGGGAAACCACCGTCAAGCGTGTTGCCTATTTCGGCGTGGTTTTGACCAGCGAGGAATGCGAAGACTTTGTCGAGAACAACACATAACAATTGAGGAGGTTACCCAACATGGGTGAACAACTACATTTCAGTATGGATGGTGAGTTCCTCACCGCCATTGCACGTGACTGGTTCTGGAATATGGACAAGCCGTATAAAAAGTGTGAGGAGCTGCTGCTCTCCTGCATGATGGGTGGCAACGAGGAAGAAAAAAGGCATGTTTGCCAGGACATTATCGAAGGCCGGAAAAAACTTGTTGGTATCAATGAGTTTGAACTTGTCGATGACAATGTTCGTGTTCGTTCCCTCGGGCAGAAGGTTGAGGAGCTTCAACACAAGATGCTGGTCAGTCAGATTCGTGAGGATATGATTGTGCATCCACTCAAGTACATCGACCGTTTCGCTATGTCATTCGATTATGATACGCTTTGTAAGGATGTAGAGCGTCATTATATCGATTATAGCTATGACAGCATCAAGGACTATGTTATTGGCGATGCGGGTTACCCCGATACCTTTAACAATGGTGCGTGGCTGCTCAACCGTCCTGACCTTGTGGCAGAATTCAACGGCGAACCGCTTCCTGAGCAGGAATCCAACCCGGAATTCTACAAAACCGATTTTTGGACCAAGCTTGCCTCTTGGATTGAAGCAAACATGAAAGGCACATCCGTTGAACGCCGTCAGCGACTGTACAACAGCTATATCAGTGATAGACCCATTCAGCATCAGCTGACCGAATATGGTCTGATTGCTCCCGATGGCACTTGGTATGCCTGCGAGTTTGGCGAGCACGCTGCCCTGGCTGGCCGCATCATCATGCGCAATCGAGAAGCGTTTGGTCTTTCTGACCATGAAGTTCTAAATATGGCGTATGACTGGAGCGGCAAGGGTCTCGATTTCCTATATAAACGCGGTTGGATTGCCATTCGTAATCCTTCGATGGGCAATACATTCCTCGATATGGATGAGACCAAAACCGCAACAAAAGCTCAAGTAAATACCATTTTTGACTATATTTCTAAATTCAACCGCTATGACATGAATATTTCTAAAGTTATAGTTGACTAAAAAGGAGATTTTATTATGACTTCCAATATGACTATGACCGCTATTTCCATCTGTGATTTCCTGAAACTCATCGTGAAAAGCACGGTGAAGCATTACACCGAGGATTTCAAGCTGGACATAAAGATTTTCAAGCGCTATGCAAAAGAAGCACAGGAAACTGGAAAAGCGGTGCCAATGCTCTGGTTCTGCCGTTACAACGGAACGTATCTTTGTCTCGAAGAAGATGCTTACAAAGTAGGTACTTCGATGTTCAATACATTCAAGTACTACGATGAAAATACGGAAGATGAAGCTCGAACCATTAAGGCTTTTCTAGTCACCGTTACAGGGATGGAAGAGAGAAAGCCTATCGGCTGTATCACTCCTATCAACTATAAGGGCGAATGTGACCGCATCCGTCATTACGCGGTTCCGTCCCATAACGTTGAGGTAATATACAAGAATGGCACGCTCATTCAGGAACGGGAAGTCTTTGATAAATATCCAATCGTGAAGCACCCGAAGTTTGGTACGATTCGGGAAGCCAAATTCTTGGCCGATGACCCCGATGCTCTTGATTATGCATTGCACATGGCTCGCAATGAGAGAAAGGCAGGGTGACAGCCATGAAAACGATGGTTACATTGACTCACGAAGAAGCCCAAAGCTATTTGGCGTACGCTCTGATTTGCGAAACGATGCAAGGAGCCTTTTGGAATTCCGGACGCCGTCGCAGACTATACAGCAAGACGTTTACCGAAGCCGAACAGAGGCAGATTCCCCGCATCAAAGCCACTGCTCACAAATGGTGTTTGGTTACTGGTGTTCCTGAAAAGGTACGCATGAGATACAGCACCTATTTGCTGTGGCAGAAACTCGCGATGTTCTGCGCTGAAATTTAATTTTTCATTACCGCTTCCCATTTGGGTGGCGGTTTTTTGTTGCGGATTTATGCGAACGGCCTATAATCAAAAATGTACGATAGATAACAGTTATCGAAAAGGCACCCTGCCCTTCGCACACTTAACAATGCGCTTTAGGCGAACTTCCCATTTGGGTGGTTCGCCTTTTTGCGTATAAAAGAAAGGAAATAATCAAAATGAATGAGTACGAAGCAACAATACAAATCAACCCAACCGACGATATCAAGTTCATACTTGAGGAGCCCGGCTGCTATGAATCTGAAATTGAAATGATGAAGGCCGGTGGCACCTATGATGCGTTTGTCAAGCGTGTCTATGATGCCATCGACTGGTCTCATTTGTTTGAGCGTATTGCTCAGATGGAAAACGAAGCCATCACGGCAGCTATCGACAAATTGTCTGATAGCATGATTTGATTGTTAGGAGGTAAATACTATGTACATTCTCATTAAAAACCAGGAAGGCGAAAGCATGAACTTGCTTTCCCAGAATACCGATTTCAACGCTCTACTGGCAGCCATGAAAACTGACGTTGAGGCAGAGTACGAAAAGGCAACAGGCTCTGCGATTAACCTGGATGAAGATTCCGGCAGCGATTTTGAAGTCGGTATCAACGTTGAGGACAGTGCAGCAGACGGTTTCTGCCTTGCGTCCGGGTATATGTACGGCGCAGACAGCAACTTTGACTGGGGCATTTTCAAAGTAAAGTCTCAGAAAAACAATGTTGCAGCGAAACCCTACATTGGCTTGGATATGAACGAGTTCTTTCGGCAGAAAATGCTGCTGATTGACCTCTCGGCAAAAGTGAAGGACCTCGGCTATGACCTTCTGGCCGATGAACTTAGGGGCACAATCGGTGTCTTCGACGCTGTACAGGATTCAGCTGAAGGAGACGGTGTTTTCACTGCTCCGGAAGCGGATGAAGAAACCGGTCTGTTCCTTGACGATTTTTATAACGACGTTCTGGAAAAGATTCTGAACGCCGACAAGAAAAAGGAGGAAAAGTAAGCCATGAGACTCTACATCCAAGGCGAACACGGTAAGCTCCTAACTTTCACCCCGGAAGAAATCAAGGAAAAGCTCGGTATTCCATTCGATATCGCTGCTCTTGGCATCGAGGTAGATGATGGCGACACCACCATCAGGGCTCAGTCATACCCCAAATGGGATTATCAGAACGGGAACCCGCCCATTGACCTCTGTGTCAATGAAATGCAGGTTGGCTCACTGGCTATGCCGACGCCCAACATTCCGGCTCCCGTCATTTATCTTTATGATGAACAGGGGCAGGATGAATTGGATTGGTTTGCATGTACCAGCTTTGCGCCCCGTGCATCTGGTGACGAAAGTTCTCACGTCGTTTTCTGTGACATGAGTTTTGGCAATGCGTTTGCTACCACAGACGTTTTTGTGAATTCGCGCACGGGAATTCCTTTCGTGCAGTGTTCCACTGAGAATCAACTTTCTGATTTCAGGAAAGCTGATTCCCGTCAATAACCCACGACTAAAGTCGCGGGCTTGCATCAGCGAGTCTACGCTTTAGAAATGTCCGAAAGGATATGTTGACTACCCTAAGTGCTTCGAGCACTCCGTTATAAGCGAATAGATAGTTACCGTGCGGCGTTAATCCTAACTGCACGCTCTAAGGCAACACATCAAAGAAATCTGAGGTAAAGACAACAGGTGTGGCTGCATTAAACCGCTTATAACTTTGGGGAAGGATTAGCTTCTTCGGAAGTAACTCCTCTTCGGAGGAGAGGACAGCTTATCATTAGCTGTCACACAAATAGAAAGGAGCATGGTATCATGCAATATGTGTATGTGCTTAACAAACACGGCGAACCTTTGATGCCGTGCTCTCCACGCAAGGCTCGCTTATTGTTAAAGCAGAAGAAAGCATGCGTTGTAAAACGCACACCGTTTACAATCAAGCTCCTGTATGGAAGTACAGGATACAAACAACCTATTACTTTGGGCGTAGATGCAGGCAGCAAACATATTGGCATATCTGCTGCCACTGAAAAGTACGAACTCTATTGCGAAGAGGCAACTCCACGCAATGATGTGGTTGATTTGCTTTCTGCACGCCGTGCTTTCAGACGCAGCAGGCGAAACCGCAAAACCCGTTACCGTGCGCCGCGTTTCAACAACAGAGTGCATAGCAAGCATAAGGGCTGGTTAGCGCCATCAGTGGAGGTCAAGATTCAAGAACACATTACGCTTATCAAGCGAGTATGTCGTATTTTGCCTGTTACGTTCGTCAGAGTAGAAACAGCAGAGTTTGACACACAACGTCTAAAAGCAATGCTGGAAGGTAAACCTCTGCCGGTAGGCACAGACTATCAGCTTGGTGAAATGTACGATGAGTACAATGTACGCCAGTATGTGTTAAAGCGTGACAATTATACGTGCCAATGCTGCGGTGCGCATCCAACAAAAACAAAAGCTGTAAAGCTGCATGTGCATCATATCGAGACCCGTAGAACAGGTGGCAATGCGCCAAACAACCTTATCACGCTATGCACAGCTTGCCATAAAGCTCTACACGCTGGAAAAGTAACACTTGACGGCAAAAAACGTGGCAGGTCTCTCAAAGATGCAGCTTTTATGGGGGTTATGCGTAAGACACTTATGGAACGCTTGCTTAAAGAGCTGAAGATTCCGGTACAAGGGACTTATGGCTACATAACCAAGTACTTGCGTGAGAAGCATAGTATTCCTAAAAGTCACACCAACGATGCACGCTGCATTAGCAAGAACCCATTGGCCATACCTTGCGATACTTGCTACTACACGAAGGCTATACGCCACCATAACAGACAGCTGCACAAAGCAACTATCCTAAAAGGTGGTATACGCAAGGCTAATCAAGCTCCGTACACCGTAAAGGGTTATCGTCTTTGGGACAAAGTATCCTATAATGGCTCAGAATGCTTTATCACAGGCAGACGAACTTCTGGATACTTCGCTCTTAAAAAATTGGACGGTACTGTTGTTTCTAATAGCGCGTCCTACAAAAAAATGCGGCTACTAGAAGTCGCAACAAATTATATTACAGAAAGAAGGTGAAGGAACAATTCCTCCCATGACTGAAGTCACGGGTATCCTTGCCCAGCTCAATGAATAATATCTGACTCGTATCTTTGCGGTCGTTCCTTTTGGAGCGGCCGCTTTTTTTGTTTTCAGTTTCCTTGCGCAAATGTGCGAGTCTCATAAAATGAAAATTAGGGAGGTGCTGTTTTGAAAATTCAGAGAATCATGCCTGCAACTACTCATTCCATGAAAGACGCGTTACCGCTTGGGACTATCCTGACGGTGAAAAATGTTGCAGACCAGAAATATATTGTGGTCGGCTATGACACAAGTTCTGTTCCGCACAACTACTATGCGGTTCCCTGGCCGCAAGGGTACATGGGTGAAGAAAATATGTACTTGGTAGGATTTGATGATATTGCGAAAGTTCTGTGTCGCGGCGGAATCAATGAGGAATCCAGAGTTTTCTTGCAGGCACTGGATGATGTGTTGAACGGGAGGTGACACGGTGACGGTAAAAGAGCTGAAGCATATGCTTGAGAACGCGGACGACAACGCTATCGTCGTTGTGCGAAATAACTGGGCTCCGGCGGAATTCCTGAATACCTCTGCTCGGAAGATGGTGCTTGTGAAAGCAAATGGCAAGCTCATGACGCCGAAATGGGCCGAGGCGAGCGGGTATATCTTCGAAGGCCCTGCTATGTCGGCAATTTTATTCGATTGAGGTGAGAAAAAATCATGCCCGATAAAAAAGTGGCCACGCAGGCATCTGATAGACCCTGGGAACGCGAAACCATCATCACGTTCAACGATGCGGAGAAGAAAGCATCCTACTACACCTGCAACAAAGCTCGTATGGAACAGCTAAAAGAGCTTGCCAAAGAGTACCCTGATGCTGTTAAAATCACGCGGGATGAGGACTGGTGTATGGAGGCAGATATGCCCAAGAAATGGGTCAAAATCAAGCCGCCTCGCAAGCTGACCGAAGAGCAATATGCGGAACTGGTCAGACGCGGCAAAGAACTTGCAGAGCGGCAGCGACAGGCAAAGAACTTAGTGAAGGAATAATCCGGCTTCATATGCCGAAAGAGGAGGATATAAAATGTATAATTCTTACAGCGCATTGAATCTTTTGGGCGGTATGCTCTATACGGTGATTCTTCTGGTGGTAGCGTATTTTGTGCTCAAAATCGTCGCCAATTGGAAAATTTTTGAGAAGGCCGGGCAGCCTGGCTGGGCATCCATCGTCCCGTTCTACAGCAACTACATCGAATTCAACATTTACTGGGGGAACGGCTGGTTGTTTCTGATTCCGGTCGTGCTGAGCCTTTTGTCCGGTATCCCGCTGTTCGGCAATCTGTTCCTGGTCGTTGCTCTCATCATCGGTGCTATCACCAACTACAAGAAAGCTGTTGCGTTCGGTGAAGGTATTGGTTTCACGATTGGTCTTTGCCTTCTGAATCCGGTGTTCAACATGATTCTTGCTTTCGGCCATTATGAGTATCACGGTATCCCGCAGGATGGCTATTCCTATTCTCAGCTCAAGACCAAATATGAGGAAAAGAAAGCCGAACAGCAGAACAACCCCAGTACTGTTCAGTACCAGGCTCCCGAAACTCCCAAAGAGCCGAGCCAGAATGTTCAGTATCAAACTCCGAATGCTCCTGCTGAAGTCAAGACCCAGCCGACTCAGCAAAATCAAAATCAGGACAATGGCTGATATTATTTGGGTCGTTGTGTTTCTCTGCGTTCTCATCGCGTCCTGCTTTGGAATGTACTATTTCCAGGGTGAGAACAAACAAAAATTTGTGTTTTGCTTTTTGCTGGTAGCATTATCTTTTGGAGTTCTTGCGTTTCGGCTCCTGGATATTGCCTACACAATGATAAACGCAGCTGTCAAAGCCGCACAATGACCTTTTTGCAATTCTCAAACTGTTTTTTGGCAGACCTTCCAACCGAGGGCCTGCCTTTTTTATTGTTGCCAGGAGGAAAATCTATGAAAATCCGATTCTATACAAACAACAAAGAAGCTATTGTATTCGACCTTGAGGATATTTTGAAGCAGCTCAACATTGAAGAGCAGGTAGCCACTGTCGGCCTTGTCATTGAAAAAGACGAGGCCGAGGTTGAGGCAATCGCTCAGACAATACAAGACGATTATCCGAACATGTACCTTCAGGCAAAAGAATACGGGCGAAATCTGACCTTGGCTTGTGCGGAACTTCCGAACCCTACTAACCCGGATATTGTAACCTACCTCTATGCGGGCGATGATGCTACGGAAACTGACAGTTGGATTGCGAAAGTGAACAACACAATTCGTGCGCAAGGGGATAACAGTGAACGGCTCATCCATATTGACTCGAATCTCGCTGCCGTGGTAGAAGCAAACGAAACGGAACAAGGATACTATGCTTCCACCGTGTCGCAGCATGACAAGGCCACAAACGAAATGCTGAGTTTTCGACAGATTGCAGAGTCGTTGGAAGCTGTTGGGGATAACTACAAGTACCAGAGCGCAAGCAACATTCTGACTGCGAGAACCAAAGCAGAGCGGAACTATATTGTCCGGCTTATCAAGATGTATTGCGACGATACCAAATACCTTTCCGGTGCTATGCCGCAAAGTGAGTACCCGTTCTGTGTCCAGAACGTTGACGCTCTGAACCAGCGTGATGCGCAGTGGTCCGAAATCAAAGAGTATCTTGCGCAGGACGAAAATCGCAACAAACTGGATGTGAGCGACAAGACTCTAATTCTGCACAGCATTGAAGAAAAAGGGAAGGCCATGTCTGATTCTGAAATCGAAAAAGCATATAATTTGCTGTTTGGTGACTGTAGCAATGGATGAATAATCTTGCGCTTTCGTGCGAGACCCGTATAATTTAGCTTGTACGATAGATACCATCTACTAAGCACACTGTGTGCTCGTACAATTCACACTTCGCTTTTAGGCGGACTTCACACACCGGGAGGTTCGCCTTTTTGCGTACAAAAAAGGAGTTTAACTATGGATAACGTATGGACAAATCTTGGCAACCGACTCGAAACTGCTTGGAAAAGACCAACAAGGCCCAACTCTAAACGCCCGAAAGACGGTGAAATCATCGACGAAGAGAAATCGGTGCGCTGGAACAGGGAAGAGGTCGTTCGCCGACAGAAAGCCTGGGATGCGGAATGCTCTCGGCTGAAGAAGGCGCAGAATGCAGAAATCGAACACATCTCGGAAGCTATCGAACTTCAAATTCAGGAAGACATCAAAGCCGAAACGAAACGCAGCATTTCCAAAAAGGCTGCAACCATCCTCTGGCAAAAAGCCTACGACCGTGGCCACGCCTATGGTTTCGCTGACATCTACTGTGCCATCGAAGACTACGAGGAGCTGGTTGTTGCCGTATTCACAAACGCTCGTTGAAAGAAAGGAAAATACCATGAAGCTGAATGAATACCTCGCTAAAAATGCCGTCAAGCTGATGATTAAGGGCTCTGGAGAAAAGAATCCTACGCGCCAGACCAATGACCTCGGCATGTACGATTATGTTGAGAACCTTGAAAGCGTCCTCGGCAAAATGGTCTGGATTTGCGATTATCGCGCAAATGCGGACCCGACCAAAAAGCCGATTCGTAACATCAAACCTACCCCGGTTGTTGTAACGGACGCAAAAGAAACGAGCAAAACCATCTATTATTCTCCGGTCTATTTTCGGCCGGTAAATCGGGGTAAGATTTCTTCAACCGTCATTGCCCCATTGGACAACACCGGGTATCGCTGCTGCTCCGGCACTTCCGTCAACATCTTCTACACGAAAGAAGAGTGCGTGAAGTGCTATCGGGAGCAGGTTCGACAGGCAAACGAGATTTATGAGAAAGAGAAGGCTCGCATCATCAAAGAGTTCGACGCTCGCATGCAGATTCTCAATGATTCTCTCACGCCGTTCAACGATGTCCCGCAGAGCGACTACACCGTTGTTGCAAAAATGGATGTTACGAACGATTCTCTCGGATACAATGAGAAAAATCGGCATTTTTATCTCGAGACGACCCGAACCATGATTCCGACTCGCTATACCATCGAAATGCTCAAGATGCAGGCACTGATTGGCCTGGTGGATGAACTCCGTGCAAACACCACCTGGCAAAAGGGCATCCCTTTCCGTATCCTTATCAGAACAACAGTTTTCGTGGATGGTATTGAAGATGTCAGCCAGGCCACAACGGAATCTCAAACCATTACCCTTTGATGAACCATGAAGAGCGCACGCCCCGTCTATAGCCGTAAGGCTTAGGTGGGGAGGTTCACAAAAAAACAAAACAATACATATGTGAGGTAAAATGTTATGTCTAACAACATGTCTATTTCTTCCATCAAGGAATATTATAATAATCTCTGCACCAAAGCCAAAGAATGGAGTGCCGCCTACTATGAGCAGGATGCTCCGGTTGTAACGGATGAGGAATACGATTCCGTGATGCACGAGATTCGTGATATCGAAGCGGCACATCCTGAGTTCGTGACCGCTGACAGCCCTACACAGGTTGTTGGCGGCAAGCGTGTTCTCGGTATTCCGGTTGAACACCGTGTACCGATGCTTTCTCTGCTTGATGTGTTTTCCGATGATGAGGTTCGCAGCTTTGTGGATTCGGTGAAAGCTGAATACTCCGATGTGACCTTCTCTGTGGAGCGCAAAATCGACGGTCTGAGCTTGTCTCTTGTCTACGAACGTTCTGACGATGGTCTTGCCTATCTGACCCAGGCTTCGACGCGTGGTGACGGCCATGTCGGTGAGGATGTGACCGCCAATGTCGCAGCCCTCACTTGCCTGCCTCGCAGCATCGAGCTGCCCAAGGGTATCGGCAAAATCGAACTCCGTGGCGAGTGCTATATGTCGGAAAAGGACTTTGAAGCAGCCAATGCAAAGCAGGCGGAAGCGGGGAAGAAGCTCTTTGCGAATCCCCGCAACTGCGCTGCTGGCTCTCTGCGTCAGGCTGACCCGTCTATTGCACGGGAACGCAATCTGCAGGTGTTCGTTTTCAATGTTCAGAGCGTCAACAATGGTGATGCAGCACAGTTCAGCCCGTATCATTGTGACCAGCTGAACTATCTGCGTGACATCTGCGGTTTTAAGACCACCTATTACGCTCATTGCAATGACATTGATAGCATCTTGGCAGCCATTCACGACATTGAGGAAAAACGCTATGATATCGATTACCCGATTGACGGCGCAGTCATCAAAGTCGATGAACTGAGCATTCGCCAGAAGATGGGCGAGCGCACCAAGACCCCGAAATGGGCTGTGGCGTTCAAGTATCCCGCCGAAGAAAAGGGGACTATCCTGCGCAGCATTCAGTTGCAGACAGGCCGTACTGGTCGCATCACTCCTGTCGCGGTCTTTGACCCCGTGCAGCTTGCCGGAACCCGTGTGGAGCGTGCAACGCTCAACAACGCCAACTTCATCAAGGCGCTGGACATCCGCATCGGCGATACTATCGTCCTGCATAAGTCCGGCGACATCATCCCGAAAATCACAATGGTGGAGTTGGAAAAGCGTCCTGCAGACGCTGTGCCTTATGACATGGCGAAGCAGGTCTGCCCCGTTTGCGGTGCGCCTATCGCGCCCGTCAACGGTTCTGTGGACCTGTACTGCACGAACGACACCTGCCCTGCAAAGACCGTGAATCGTGTCATTCACTTTGCCTCGAAACCCTGCATGGACATCAAGGGACTTGGTCCTCAGATGATTCAGGACTTGGTTGACAGCCGGTTCATTGCGAACCCCGTTGACCTGTACTGGCTCTATGAGGAGGAAGGTGAACTGACCAACATGTATGGCGCGAAGATTGCCAAGAAGGTTCTTGCTGCCATCGAAAAGTCCAGGGAGCAGAATGCCGACCGCGTCCTCAAGGGCCTTGGCTACCGTCTCATCGGCGGTCATGTTGCTCGTGCGCTGTTTACTCAGTGCAAGGCTACGAAGGGCAACCTTCTGACACTGTCCACGCTCAATGTAGATACCATCAAGGAGTGCAACATTCCCGGTTTCTCTGACGCTATCTATGCTGCGCTCGATGCGATGCTTTCCAGCGCTGAATTTACGCAGGAAGTCAATACCTTGCATGATGCCGGTGTCAATCTTGACTACCATGCTCCGGCAGGTGTCAATGATGAGTCTGCGCCGCTCGCTGGCAAGACATTCGTTATTACCGGTACACTGCCTTCCATGAGCCGCGATGAAGCCAAGACTTATATCGAAGCGCATGGCGGCAAAGTCTCCGGAAGTGTCTCCAAGAAGACGAGCTATCTCGTTGCCGGTGAAGCTGCCGGTTCCAAGCTGGATAAGGCAAATTCGCTGGGCGTGCCCGTTCTGAGTGAGGGCGACCTCAAGGCCATGTGCCAGTAAGGAGGTCTTGTGGTATGTATGACTTCGACCGCATCGTAAAAGCTGCGGAGTCCTGTGACTTTCACGACGCATTTGCCTCTGACATCAAACGCTGTGAAAATGCTCTTGGCATGGGTGGCCTCATGGCAATCAATGCTGAATGTTGGCTTGATGTCTTGAGCGCCATGCCGGACGCTGAAATCGCAGAGTATGTCCACACTAAGTATAAGCCCGGTCTCTTGAATCCGTTTAAGGGAACGTCCTTGTACATCAAATCTTAACCTCTTGCCGCTTGCCCTTCACAGGGTGAGCGGCTTTTGCTAATATGTGCGAATCGCGTACACTAAAATAATAGAAAGAAGGCATCAATAATGAAATCACATGAAGCTCCTGTTACCGAAAGCATGCAGCAATGTATCGACTATATCAAGCAGAATGAAGATGAAATCGCAGAATATGTGAATTCGCTTTTTCTTGCTCAGAAGGATGTAATTAGAGAGCAGCTTTTGGAGAGTTTGGCAGCAATGCTGAACCCCATTCCCACTCATTATGAATGGCGCAGCAATGATTGCCCGTATGATTATTCTGGTGAATTGTACGAAGATGGAAAGGTATCTTTGGAGCAGACTGTTAGTGAATTTCTCGAGAGCGAATATACTGGTGCAAGCCGCGCAACCTATGTATCTCACTATGGTCTATCATATAACACATATGGGGATAGTCTCTCGGACGACACCCTTGAGATTGGCTGCTCCATTATGACCGATGGAATTAAAGATTTCGTACAGAGGAATGCAGGGATTCCGTGTGAACGATTCTCCCGTGAAGAATTTTTCGACATCAAAACCGAATGTAACGAATTTGACCCGATATACGACGAATGCCGCGCCAGCGATTTCTTTTGGGCTACTGCCGCTGTAGAATTTGCAGGCATTGACAAAATGACTTTGAAAGAAGTTCTCGCCGCAGTATAAATTGTCACGAAAGCCGTTCACCGTTTGGTGGACGGCTTTTTCTTTTTGACATTTTTTGCGATTTCCCGATAATAGTGGAAACACCCAAAACAACGTGAAAACGTGACGATGCCTTGGCTAGTATCACCTCAAACTATACGGTGAAAGCAAATCTGACTCCAGGTGATTGGAGTGGTACAGTATCTTTTGTTTGCTCTGTATCGGAGAACTAAACACAATGTTGCACGACTTTGCACGATGTTGTAACATTCTAAAAAGCCACTAACACGCGTGCAAACTTTTTTCAAAAAAGTTTATACAGCTTCTTGACGGCGTGTGCGACACCCATAAAATAGATAATGTAACAGAGATATCATTGATTTGCCATAGTTCATATACCTCCTGGAAGAAGGACAGATGCCCATATTGGGTTTCTGTCCTTTTTCTTTTTGAGGATTCCCGCAGATTTTCTGCGTTTAATATAGATTCATCCCACGGAATGTGGACTTCTGACAGCCGAAGGAAAGGCTGATTATATAGAATTGCTATGCTAATCAACATAGCACGCGTACACAGCGTCAATGTGTTTATATAAATGTTCCTGCACGCGAACGCCGCGTTAAGAGCGTATTTATATATACCGTATAACAATTACAAACCTTCAAGGAGGACTTTACCATGATTCGAAACATAATTTAGCGAGTAGACGCCATCATCAGCAGCCACGAAGCCAAAGCCAAACAATATACAGCTGACTATGGTTCATTCGTTCACGGTCTAATTAAGACCTAGCTGAGCAAAGATGGTGTGATACTCGCGCTCCTGCTGGAGCAAGTGAAACTGACCGATGCCGCGAAATTTCTGCTGCTTTTGGCAGTAGTATCAATCGCTGGCGCATTTCTTGTCAAGAAAGTCTTCAAAAATTACAGCCACATCAAAGGATTGGCCGAAGACTTTCTGAAATCAGCTGACGTTTTCGGAGCTGTCAAAGAAGCGATTTCTGATATCGCCAGCGGCTCCTGCAAAACAAACAACAAAAAAGAATAATAACATCCCCGATATATGGGGCTCACATTGCTGTGGAGATAAATTCGAGAGCAGCACGGCAGCCCCACGTTACGGGGTTATATTATGGCTAAGAAGAATAACAACGTCACTTTCAACGTCGGCATCACCAACCATTACTTTGACGCTATTTCGCGCCAGAAGTTACCCATGAGCGATGCCGCTTGTGAACCGGTTGATAATGCCATCTCTAATTGCAAAGATGCCATTAACATCTTGGTCGCGATTGTGAAAGGCCATGCCAAAAACCTAATCGGTGTGGTTATTGCCGACTGGGGCAATGGTATGTCTAAGGAAAAGCTGCCGGAAAACCTACAGTTTGGCAACGGCCACAGCAATGAGGGCCCGCTGTGCATCCATGGCGTTGGCCTGAATAATTTCATTTTGGTTGCCACCCGCAACAAGTATCCCTGGTTCATCGCTTCCAAGCAGCCTGGAGAGGACAGCTATCACCGCGTTGACGGCCCGTTCGCCACGACCATGACGATGTCCGAGCAGGAAGAGATTCCTATGGCAGATGTCGTTATGCGTGAGCAGTTTAAGGCTCTTGGCGCTCCTTCTACCATCATCTATGTGGAGATGGACAAGGCTACCGCCAGCACCATGCTGACCAAGAACGGCAGCTGCGCTGAGAGCCGGGTCACCAGCCTGAACGTGCTGCGTACCTGCCTGGCTGAGCACTTTGGTGTCAAGTACCGCAATTACTTGGCACCTGACGCTACCGGCGTTGCTCCCGCCCGTATCCTGATTCCTGATTTCCATATGGCGAATGGCAAGACGTGCGATGTGCTCGTCAAGCCCATTTTCCAGCCGTATAAGGAGAAGCAGAAGGAAAAGAACTTCACTGTTGACTATGATGGGTACGAGATTCCTGTCAAGGTTGAGTGTGGTCAGCTGGATACGGATGCGACCAAAGGTGTTGTTACTGGTGGCTATGACTTGAAGCATTTCTACCAGAACAACATGCTTACGCAGGGCTTGGATATCCAGCTCGGCGAGCGTGTTATCGCCACCGCTCAGTTTGATACCATCTGGGACAAGGCTCGTCACCCGGCCTTCAACGCTTTCACCGGCGTTGTTGCTGTTGATATTTCCGGTCTGCCGCGTGGGTTCTTGAATACCCTCGCCAACAAGTCGGATATCGACCTGAGCGACAAGGGATGGCGTAAAATTTTCGACGCTATTGCCGAAAACGTGAAGCCTCTCGAAAGCGAGCCTCTCACTCTTGAGAAATATGCGCAGGATTTTGCAAATCGGCTGGTTGCAGACACCGGGAATGAAGTTGAACTCCAGTTCCCTCTGTACGCAAACCGGACTCGTATCGACGTTCTGGAACATATCGACGAGTCCCACTGCAAGATTTATGACTTCATGAGCGGCGTTGCTACTTTGAAGTCTGTAACCGAGCTGCGGACTCATTGGGATGGCATGGTTGCACAGGGCATTCAGCCTGTTTCGGCTGTGATGTTCTGCAATAAGCGCGGTCCTATGCTCAAACATACCTGCGACGAGATGAATACTCTCGTGCAGGCTATGAATGACGAGGACTTCTACATGACCCTCGAAGCTGCTGGTGGTGATGCATCTAAGATGCCGCACTACAACTTCGATGTTATTCTTGACCAGAATATCCCCGTGAAGAAATAACATCACTTGCCGTCATCCGAAAGGGTGGCGGCATTTTTTTGTTGAGCCATTGCTCAAACATCGAGATTCCTCATGTGGGATATAGCGTTTTGTACAGATATATGCTATAATTGGCACAAAAAGGAGGAACCGACATGGCAGAAAATAATAACAACGGTGGCAAAAACACTAATATCATCACCAAAATCAACGATACCATTTCCAAAGTCCTGGGCGATTTCCCGCCCGTTGTTCAGACAATCGCAAAAATCGTTGTCTTCGGTGGGCTCATCCTGCTTATCGCCAAAGCCATCGGCTATATTTTCCCGGTTATTGTGAACGTTCTTTTCAACCTCTTAGTCAAAATCGTTGGCTTCTGCATTCTGGCAGCCTTTCTTTACGGCTGCTGGTACGAGGTAAAACTGCAAATGACTCGCGATGAAAACTCCTTCCTACTGAATGAACGTCTCAAGTATCAGAAAAAAGAATACGAGGAACGTGAGCACAGAAGACAAGAACGAGATAACAGACGATAATACATAATCATAAATAGGCTGTCCAGCTTCGGTTGGGCAGCTTTTTTTATTTTCCTGTTGCAGGCTCTTGCGAATTGTATACCATAAAAAGTATGAAAGGAGTTTATCATGAAAACACTTGAATCCTTTTTTAGCAGAACTGCACAGTTTGGCTTGCTCATTTATCTGACCGGCTGCTTTGGCCTGTTGATTGTTTTAGGCGCTGCAGTCGCAAAATGGTTTAAACTCATCGACGTAATTCAATATATTGCCTTTGCTTTTGGACTTGGACTCCTCACTTTGCTTATCGGCGTGGTGGGTCTCTCACTCCTCGGCATTAGGCAAAACCGCAAACATAAGGAGGTAAAACGCGCATGAGTAAAAAGATTATCAATATCACCGCAGCTGCCATGGCACTCGCCGTGACACTTTCCGGCTGCGCCACAGCTGTGGTTCAGGAACGGAAAGACCAGGCAGCCGCAGCAGCAAGCGCAGAAGCAGCACAGGCTGCCGTCACAGCAACACCGGAACCGACAGCAGAACCGACCCCGGAACCCATCAATGCCTGGTCTTTGTTGTCGAATCTCCCGGATTTCACGCCCGGCACGCTGGACAATCCTGACACTACCTGGCCGGACGGTATTCCGATGGGGCAGAGTCCTTTGTCTTACGATGACGGCAGCAAGTTCTATTCGCTGCGCAGCGTTGATACCGGCAAGACACTGGATATCACGGACGTTGCATTACAGGATGTACGGGATTTGCCTGTAAAGGGATATCTGAAATTGAACGAACTTGAAAACGGTGATACAGTCATTGGTGAAATCAATGCAGAATCCACAGGCGAAGGCGTAGAAAAGGAAATCAGTGATTTTTCCATTCACACTGCCAGCAAGGATGACGGCTGTGACTATTATCCGATTGGATATAACGGCGGCTCACTGACCTTGATGCTGGACGGTCGTGCAGCCAATGACGACGGTATCGATATTGGTGATGCGTTCCTTGACGGTCTCTATTATTCGTCTGTCACCCCGGATAAACTCGAAGGCTATCCGACCGACGGAGAGCCGGAGGAACAGTTCAACTTCCTGTATGGTTTGTTTGGCAATCCGTCCGGTCTCTACTGGACAAACAACGATTCTGTCGCTTTCAATTCCAGCAAGCAGTATCGTACCTTTGAAGATTTCCGAGATGCAGATTATGATGTTGAAATTGGCGGCAAGAACTTCTATCTGGTTTGGAACTATGACGGGTATAGTGTTGTTGCGGCGTGCAACGATACCTTTGACAGCGCTAATGTGAAGGGCACTACGATTCAGGATATCTACTTGTTCCCGAACATGACAGAATGCGGATTTGAATGCGTGCTACAATATCGGCGCACGCTATTTTATCCGTGAGGTAACAAAACCCATGTCAAAAAAGGCATGGTCTCAATGTAAGGCTAAAGTTCCTGACATTGAGCGCAGAACCCAATGCACTTTACATTCTCTCAGACAGCTGCATGCCTTTTTGAGTACTCCAAAAGAGGCTCAACTTGAAGCAGCTTCCTGATGTAGATGTATCGTGTTGCGACAACTTTGCGGGTGACTAACCCTTATGTGGTGACCAATGCCGTCAGGCGTTGTGAGCTAAGTTTGGGTCGTATCTCTACCTTCGGGTAACGCAGAGACTTACCGTGGGGCTACAACCCACGGAGGAGCCCTATTTAAGCCGAAAGGCTTAGGTGGGGAGGTTCACAGTTCGGAAAATTCCGATTCTTAATTCTAAAAAATAGTTATTGCGTATTCGTGCGAAACGCATACAATAAAAATTGTATGATAGATAACAGCACATATACGCTATAATTTCACAATTCTGAGAAGCAGACTATCCGTTTGGAGGTCTGCTTTTTTTGTTGGAATTTTGCGGTGCTTTGCTGACGTTTATCGTAACTAAACACTACAAGGAGAAATGAAGGATGACCGTAACGAACACTGTAACAGAAACAGAACACTTAACTCCCCTGCGTTCCGCTGTAGAGCACATCAACTGGAATACTTTGTACCAGCAGAAAATGGCTCTCGAAGAAGTCTCTGACATGCTCTATGCCAAGAGAAAAGAGGATGACACGTTTGGCAAGGCTTCCGCCTGGCTCGAAAGCGTCATTGCACTCATGGAACGTTTGGGGGATGCAGCAGAAGAGGAAGGAAAGTTTGATTATCCCGAGCGGGACGAAAACGATGAACATCTGGATAACAGGTTCAATCATGTGTTGAATCAGTACCCGGATGTGGATATCTGACCAGTTCATATCAGGAGGACAATGATGCGGATTAACAGCAGTTGTGTGCTACACAGCACCACAAGTCTCAACGCAAGAGTTCTTCCGCTCATTGGACGGGTCGGAACTCTTGAGTTGTCAAGCGGACAGCCTCTCGTATTCAAAACAACGACACCAAAACAGCAAGACATTCTGCGTACCAGCACGGTAAAAGCCATTGGCTTTGTAGGCAGCAGAATCTTCGTCAAAACCGAGCGAGGAACCCAATACACATTTGAATTTCAGTAACAACCAAGCGGCCACTAATCTCATTTTTTATGGATTGGCGGCCGCTATTATTTTTATCAATTTGAAAGGAAGTCTTTATCATGAATTTCATCAATGCCGCCACCAAGAAAGAACGCACCCATGTAGAAGAAATCATCAAGTCTCAGCCTGTTATGCCTCATGAAGGCTTAACTGCCACTGAGATTGGTATTTGCGGCAAGCAGAATCTTTTCATGGACGTTTATCGCCCGGATAACGATGCCGAAAAGCATCCGATTATCATCGATATCCATGGCGGCGGCTTGATTGCTGGTCGGAAAGAGCAGAATCAAAACCTGGCAACCTGGCTCGCTAAGGAAGGCTATCTCACCTTTGTACCGGATTACCGTCTGGTCCCTGAAACCAACATCTTTGGCCAAATCACTGATGTCATCAATGCGTTTGCTACTGTAGCTGAACGTGCTGAAGATTTCGTCGGTGACTTGAATCAGGTCTTTGTAGTTGCCGACAGCGCTGGCGCATTCCTTGCCTGCATGGCAAGCTCTATTCTCCGCTATCCTGTCAAGATGCAGCCGGTAGAGGACGAACTGGAAGAGAACGTACCCGAGGCAGCCAAGAAGCTCGTCATCAACGCGATGGGCCTGCAGAGCGGTATGTATTACATCTACAAGGGCCAGGTAGGTTTGCTTCAGAACTACTATATGTCTAAGGGCTGGAAGAATCACAGTTATGCTGAGTTCATCAAGCCTGAAACCTATTCCAAACTCATCCCCCCGTGCTATATCTGCACCGGGAAAAAGGACTTTCTCAAGAAACAGACTTTTGGGTTTAAGAAATGCCTCGAAAACGAGCGCGTTCACCACGACTACGGTTTTGTTTCCAAGAGAGAAACGGTCCATGCTTTTGCAGCGCTCTATCCTGAGACTGAATCTGCAGTCGGTGTGAACCGTGAGATGATTCGATTCTTTGACACCTTCAAAAAATAACAAGGAGCATATTTTATGACTCACAACGAAATGGTTCATGGTCTCTGCACGAAGGAGACTATTATCGTACAGGACTTTGCTGAACTGATGCGATTCGCGCTCGATGCCAATGAAGAAGTCATCTACGACGGATGGATTAACGTCTACGTCCCTATCTGGTTTGATGCAGACAAAGCATTTGGCCTTGATTTGAACTCAGAAGAAAATGCAGATTGGATTAACATGTACATTGACTGGCATCCGGACGATACCATTCATGCCTATGTATCTTACTGCAACAGTTCTACTGATGACCCCGACTTTACTCTTGAAGTCATCATGAGCCCTCACCACCGGGAATTGTTCAATGCGTATTTCAAAGAACAGTTTAAGGCGGTTTATCAAATGAGTGTTAAAGAGGCGTGGGCCAAATATGGTGCAGCATAACAATAAGGAGATAAAACTATGGCACGGAAAGAAATCAAAATTTTCATGGATTCCAAGGAAGTATCCAACTTCCTGAAAGTCATTGACTGGTCCTGGCTGTTCACCTTCCTCAGTGAACGCTACAACGTCTCGCTGAGCCCCCGCAAAGAACTGAAAGAGCTGCACAATGGTGCAGCAATCATCAAAGTCGAATGGCCTGATGAATTGATTGAAAAGTGTGGGATGATGGCTGATGTATTTTCGTCGGTCAAGCTTGCCACGTTTGATTCGTGTTTCAAGCAAGTCGTGGAATACGATGAAGATAAATTCAATGAAGAACGTGAAGCATGGTTTTCCCATCCGACAAAGATATTCAGCTATCTTGATTGTGATGGCACCGTCAAGGAACGCACTCTTGCGCTGAACATTTCCCTTCGTTATACGCTGTATGACGGAGGCTATAATTTCGCAACACTGCTCTATGCGGTTTATTCCGACGTGAACGGCTGGACTGTACAGATGAAAAAGGAGTAATAGCAATGGTTGAAATGGCATTTAAGGTAAATCCCGGCACCACTTTCTACAAGAATTATTTCGCGACAAAGGAGGAAAAAGCGCATTTCATTGAAATTGCAGAGCAGTTCTTCGACAAATATTTCCCTGATGAGAAGCTTTCGTATGTTTTGAATGACCGACTGACTGTTGATTTGAAGCCGGAACTGCTCGCCAAATACGAGTCCCAGGTTATGAAACGCCGTGACGCTCACGGGTTTGTTGTCTTCAAGCAGCGTTCGCCCATGAACTGCCTGTGGGAAGATGAGGTCTGTAAGAACGTGAACGGCAAGAAATTCCTTGCCAACCAGTTCTGGTGGGCCGACTTCAACGGTTCTGGCCGCATCACTACGGAGCTGTGGGATGATGAGCAGGGAAATATCTACGGATATTATTCCTGCGAATATGCAACTCGCAGCACCAAGGTTCCAGACACCGTTACGCAGATTAAGCTGAGTGAATATCACGCGGCTTACGAAGCATACACGGAAGCCAAAAAAGCAACTGCTGACGCCGCTGCTACAGCTTGACGCTGCTTGCGATGCCGGTAAAATTGTGAATGTACGATAGATAGCATCTGCGCATTTCAGCGCTCGTACAATTCACAAACTGATACAACTAGGCAGACTCATCACCACGATGGGCCTGCCTTTTTTGTTTACAGAAAAAGGAGAAAAAATATGAACACAAAACGAATCAAAGAATTGGCTGCACTGACCGATGGAGAACTCGCAAGGAAACTTCTCATTCAGGAGTTTGGCAATGACTCTGAAACCCATTGGGGAAACAACGCACACGATGAACGTGTGATGGTTACTATCAATCCAGACGGAATCGCTCAAAGGACCTGGGAAGCCGACCATTGGGTTCGCCTTGACGAATTCGACAAAGACGGTTTCTATGCCCGTGAGATTTACGAGGGAAAATGGGTCGATGAGCCATTGCCCAAAAACGTCATTGCACGAAATGTCACAATTGCTGCACCGAAACCTATTCAGCAGGAATCCAAAGACACTGAAATTCTTCGAGCGGCACAAGTCCTGTGCAAGCAGCTGACCGGAGATGACACCTTTGGATGGAATCCTGAGCTTCTTGCACAGATTGCGGATTGCACGGCAGCTTTGCTTGCCACCAACGGAATCAGCTCTCATTTTCCGAGCGCCAATACTGAACCCATCTGCTCTTGGAAAAAGCCGGTCGTCGAATATCAGCGTCCGGATTACGCCCTGGAGTATGGTACTAACTACTAAAACGAGGAGGATATCATGGCAAAAAACTATTTTGGTGTCGTTCTGACCACCAAGGAACACGATAAATATCGTCTTGTAGTATACCGCTACAAGGACCCTGGCATCCTTAATACCTGCCCGATGTGTCAGCTGCTTCGGGCCATTCACAAATTCCAGCAGGAATACGCTGAAATTCACCGCGAACATTGCAGCCGTATCCCGCCTCGCAAGTGGTACGAGCTTGGCAGAGTAATGCCGAGTATCGTTCTGCGGAAATACGGCCTGGAAAAGCATTACGAGATGTCATTTGAGCCGAGTCGCGTGCCTCCAGCTTCTGCGCTGAAGCTCATCCATGGTGCGACCGCTTCTAACTGGAAGCAGTACATTTGGTATGTCGATGGGGACGTGACGATGCTTGGCTAAAGACCATTGCACATTCGTGCGAGACCCATACAATTAGAATTGTACGATAGATACCAGCAATTGAAAAGGTGCTTTGCCTTTCGTACAATTCACATTTCGCTTGAAGGCGGACTTCCAATATCTGGAGGCCCGCCTTTTTGCGTACTTACAAAAAAAGGAGTGTAAATTATGTTTATCATCACAAAAACTTTTACCGATGACGAGGGCCATCTTTTCACAAAGGTAAATCCAAAGCAGTATTCCACTCCCGGAGAAGCATACGATGCTATGCGTGAGGATTACCTCAACGAGCTCAAAAGCCGAGGTCTTGAGGACAACGGCGGTTCCAATGAAGATGGCGAATCCTGCCCTGGCGGATACATCATCAGCGATGAGGCTCAAATCTACGATTTTGCCCAATACACCCCGTATGAACAGCTTCTTCCTGCTGTTTTGTTCGGAGTCCATCGGATTGGTTAAGGAGAATCGCAATGGCTAAGAAAAGTGCAAGAAAAGAAATCGCAAAAATCAACCTGAAACAAGCTGCGCTCGAAGGTCTTTCCTACGAGAGAGCCTGTGAAACTGCCAAGCGTGCAGGGAAACCCTCTTATCGCTTCACGGTCGGCGACAAAGTACAGGTTGGTCACCTTCTAAACTGCGTTGTTGACGAGGCTCTGGAAGGCGGGTACATGTATCTTATCCGCAGTGGTGCAAATTGTGACGACTATTCCTGCTGGGCCTGGACAAGTGTTCGCCCACTGGATAATGGCAATAGCACGCATTTTGCCAAGCGCAATTCTGCACTGTCCCGCCTGCACTACTCAAACCGCAGCATGTACTCTCTGCTCAGCTTCCAATACCTGTTCGGCGTTGATTTCAACCCTGATTATCAGCGTGGTTCTGTTTGGGATGAGGAGGACAGGGAAAAGCTGCTGGACAGCATCTTCGCAGGACGCGAAATTGGTCGTTTCGTCTTCAAGCAGTTGCCATTTATTCGCGCAAACGACGATGGCAACTACTACGAAATCGTTGATGGCAAGCAGCGTATGTTGACCCTGCTTGCTTTTTACGAAAACCGATTCCCGTACAAAGGTGTATTTTACAACGGCCTTTCCGTTCTGGATAAAAACTGGTTCATGGATGCTTCCATTGGTGTTGCTGAACTTAACCAGAATGCGACCCGTGCGGAGGTCCTGGAAGTATTTCTCGCTCTGAACGAAGGCGGTAAGCCTGTCGCAAAGGAAGTCCTCGACCATGCACGCGAATTGCTGAACGAAGAGAAGGGAGAAGGATTATGAGTCCTATGTTCAAACAAAAGGTCGGTATGACGAAAATTTATGCAAAAGGAATCGCAGAACTCTTTCTTATTCGCTGCAATCCCTATCATTGGGACGGTAGCGGGGAAGTGCCTGACAACATCAGTTTCGATGTGTACAAGCGCAAAATCGATGAAACATACGATGGCTGCACACTCGAAATTCAGCTTTGCAAACCTGATGGTTGTCTTTGCTATGCGGCTTCTGTTCACCTGTATGAAGGCGGATTCTGGACAGGGCACGGCATTGGCTGTTTCGACAAGACTGCGATTTGCAACGACCCTGGTTCTGTCGATGCCTTGACAAGCGCCATCATGCGAGTGTGCATGATATACGAAAATCTCACAAATTTCCGCAAGGTTTTCGTCAAGTGCCTTACCATCAGCCAGAAACGAATGAACGAAATCAAGCAGTATACCGATGACGGCAAAGAGCAGGATGAGATTGAGTTCGAATCCGTTATCTTCGCCGATGGTATGCACATGGATGTTCGCTGCATCCCACGCCACAATGGACCTTCCTGGTGCGAAGCGGCTATTTATCGTGAGGATGAGGATATCGTCACGTCTGAGCCGAGCAACTCGTTCTACAACCATTGGGTTTGCCAGACGGCAAACGCCACCTACCATCTTTATATAGGTATTGCTGACGAATGAAACTTGACGCGCCTTGCGAACAGCATATCATAGAAATTGTACGATAGATACCAGCAATCGAAAGGGCGTTTTGCCTTTCGTACAATTCACAATTTCGCATGAAGAGCGGACTTCCCACATCGGGAGGTCCGCCTTTTTGCGTTATAACAACAAAAGGAGTGTATTTTTATGAAAATGACAATCACAGGCCAAATTGATGGCAAATCCGTGCCAATAACTATTCCGATTGAAAAAGTTATCGAAGCTTTCTGGCCTTACGCCACCAAACCTTCTGCTCTCTCTGTTTCCACTGAGCTTGACGCAGACGGCATCAGTGCTAACTTCATGCTCGGCCAGGAAACGAAGGATTCTTATCCCGGTATCTGGCTCACCAGCAAAAACAGCAATACCGGTCGTGCAGGTTTCTGGTTCTGTTTGGAGCTGCCAAACAGTCGAAGCGCGTGCTTTGGGTGGATGGGTCGTTAACTCACGTTGAACCTCTAACCGACAACTATCTGAAACGCCAAGGCGCTGCCACCGAAAAGCAACTCGATGAGTACGACGCTTGAACTGATACCATAAATTTCCCCACCTAACCAAAAATAACAAATAAGGAGAGTAAAACTATGTATCTCGAAACTATTGATGAAAAAGCGTTCCGTTCTTTTCTTTCTAATCCTGCTATTTCCGTTCTGGACGGTAACGTTCTGGATAAGCACTACAACTCGAATTTCTACCGTTTTGTCCGCGTTCCCCTTTCCGATGGCGAGCATAGTGTCGAGGCATTATTTGGGCAAATGTGCAGTAACTATCCCACCAGCATGAGCAAAAACCATTTTTATGAACAGCATAACCTTGAGTTTATGGCTTATGTTGTGGACCACGAAAAGACCTATGCTGAAAGCTATGAGTTCCTGCGATTGTTTGATGCCACCTCTGCTTACACTGGTCCCCATTCCGCAATGGGTGAGATGACGAAAACGCTGTGGGATTATCTGGAGCAGAAAACAATTCTCGACCCTGACTATCTGAACACGCCCGAATTGCAGAACGAGGCTTATGAAAACGCTGTCAAACAGTATGTCCTGCAAAAGAAAGACACCGCATTTGAAGAAAGCCTTCGTAAATTTCTTGAGCACATTGATGACACCGCGACCATCGAGTTCTTTGCTAATCCTACCGGATGGGCGGAAAGGGTAGTCAATGTCCTCGATAAGAATCTCACTTCTCGCGATGGCACACCTTTCAGCGAAAGCATCGGGAAAAAATTCGTTGCCGTCCAACGTCTTACCCAATCAAGGATGCTGGAGTTCCAGTCCAAGCCACATTGTTGGGAAAGTGAGTGCCGTAGTTTGTTTGCTGCGACTGCAAAAGCAAAAAACATTCGGCTCGTTATTGAAGCCAATGGAAAAGAAATGCAGGTGCAATATCCTGTTTCCAACCTGATTACTTTTGAAATGATTAAGAATAAGGTCATTTCTGCATGGGCTATTGCACCGCGCAAGCTCAGCGATGAGGTGAAAGAATTTCTTGCAGAGAACTGCGCTGGCTACAGTAAATACTGGTCTGATATTCCCATGAAGACTGTCTCTCGCATTGAAAGTGGGCGCAAAGTTCTTTGGGAGAATCCTTACTTTGAGGGAAACAGAAAATAATGATAGCCGTCAGAACAAATTGTGCCGACACTTGATTTGCTTCACCAGAGTCCTGCAGAAATGCGGGGCTCTTTTTTTATTGCCAAAATATGCGATTCGCCTAAAATGAAAGTTGTACGATAGATACCATCTACTTGGCGCGTTTTTTTTTGCGTTCGTACAATTCATAATTCTGCAAGCAAAGAGCAGACTCACCGTCTTGGTGGGCCTGCCTTTTTTGTTTGCGCAACTATAAAAAGGAGTGTAAAAAAATGTTTATTGGCTACAAAGACGGTTCTATCATTTTCGGTGGAACCACCAACCAACCCCACGATAACCTTGTCATAACGCTTGACGAGATGGAACAGCTGGCCGCATTCTACCAGCATGAGCAGGACAAAACGGCAGTCAAGAAATACCTCAAAACCGCTATTAACATTCTGGGCTCGGCGGAGATTTCTACAGAGCTCGCCAAGAAGTATCTGTACGACGCCGGGCTGCTCGACCAACTTGTCGAGGAATCGAATCACAGCCAGGAAAATTTCGGCGATAACTTCCTCACATCCATCGCAAAGGGCATCGAGGCGCTGGAAAAGAAGCTCGATGTCAAGAAATGGGAAGGCTTGCCGGAACCCGTTGCCAATCGGATGGCTCACGAGTTCATCGCAGAACGGAATCCTTGCCGTTGGACCGGTTCTGGTGATGCTCCTGACGATGTAGGTTTCGAACGCCTGAACTTTCCGATTGACGACATCTATCCTAAAGGTGATAAGCCAGTGTTGCGTATGCAGCTTATCGGCACAACCTTCCCAAAACTCCATTACGTCTATGAGTGCAGCATCATTGAAAACGGCGTAGACCTCTGGGCTCGCCGGACGCAAGATACTATGACCGCTGGAAGCATCGAAAGCTTGGTGGACACTATCCTGTATGTGGCTCGCGCATATGAGCTGAGCAAGGGCTTTGAGCGAGTGTATGTTCAGCGCTCGACTCTTGACAAGGAGGAATATGACGGAATCATTGCCGGGTTTCGCTATGGTGCAAACTTCGACAAAAACAGCTTCATTTCTGTCAGTGGCTTTTTCCCGGATGACATCGACATGACTATCACTTGGAAGTGTGATGATGACGGCAAAGTATACAATGAGGCTGTCCTTCACAAGAATTCCTCTGAAGAAGTCCTGGCTTATTCCGGCCGCATGTACAAATTCTGCAATCACTACGTCCTGCCGTACAAGGGTGCAGAATATCATGTGATTGTCAATGTCCTTCCTGAACCCCACGTTCTGGAAAAAACCGTTTACATCAGCGAGAAACGTGCCAGAACCATTGAAAAGTATCTTCGCGGCAAAGAGCTGCAGGGGATGGGCGCATCGTTGAGTGAGACGGCTACGTTTCCGGACGGTTTCAGCCTGGATATTCGCTGCTGTGGTACGGAGGACGATTCTTTCGCCGAAGCCATTCTCTACGACTGCGAGGGCGAAGAGGTGGCTCTTACCGAACCCTGTGACGCTTTCACTGGTTGCTGGGAACTGGAAGATGAAACCACTGGCACTACTTATCGTGCCCATGTCATGACAGAGTCTGACTACAACTAATCTTAATCACATTAAGCCGCCTGCCTTCGGGTAGGCGGCTTTTTCTTGTATATCTCGCTTGTAGGAACGTGCGAGCTGCATAAAATAGTATTTGTACGATAGATAACAGCCTATGCCTACTTGGTCGTACAATTTACAATTCTGCAAATAAATGGCAGACTCACCGTCTTGGTGGGCCTGTCTTTTTTTGTTTGCACATCTAAAAAGGAGGAAAATTATGAGTCCTACAAATGATATGAAGGCACGTTTATTCGTCGATATGGATGGCACTCTCGCCGTCTGGAAGCAGGCGGCCTGCTTTGAGGACCTGCTTCAGCCGGGCTATTTCAGAGATTTGCCGCCCTATCAGACGGTTTTGGATGCTGTGAAGATTCTTTGTACCACGAAGCCGGAACTTGATGTGTATGCACTTTCCGCCTATATTCCGGAAAACCAATATGCGGTTTCTGAAAAGAATGCCTGGCTTGACGCTTATCTTCCAGAAATTGATTCCGAACACCGCATCTTCGTTGCGTGCGGCAGCAGCAAGGCCAGAGCCGCAGCAAACCGCTTGAAGACACCGTGCATCGACAACTCTTTTGTGTTGCTTGACGACTACTCGGTGAATCTTCATGAGTGGAAAGCCAATCGCGGCAGCTGCATTAAGCTCCGCAACGGTATCAACGGCAACGGCGGAACCTGGAAAGGTGAATCTGTCACTCGATTCGATACCGCCGAAAACATCGCAGACCGTATTTGGAGTATCATCAAAAAACAAATGCAATGAGCTAAAGGAGAAATACTATGTTTCCAAATATCAAAATTGTCGAAGCCATCCGCAAAGAATACCCCGCTGGAACGCGGGTTCGGCTTGTCAAAATGGATGACATCCAGGCACCACCTCTTGGTACAGAAGGTACGGTTGTTGGTGTCGATGATACCGGCAGTCTCCTGATGCACTGGGACAATGGTTCGCATTTGAACATTGTTTATGGTTCGGATGAGGTTGAGAAAGTCTGACAAGCAGACTTGCTCAAACGTGCGATTCCACTAAAATTGAAATTGTACGATAGATAACAGCCCTATGGCCGAAATGCGTACAATTTACAATTCTGCAAGACAATCAGCAGACTCACTATCTCGGTGGGCCTGCTTTTTGCTTTCAAACAATAAAAGGAGAAATAATTATGTATTGCATTCAGTATGACGAAATCTGCAAAAAGCACAATTTTGAGCTGAAACACGATGCCCTTGGTGAACGCGTAACCCTCGAGTACCAAGCCGATTCTGTCCCGAAAGATACCCTTCGTCTTTTTCAAAATCATCTTCCTGAGGGAGTATCGGCTATGGCTGAAAAGTACAGCAGCGACCGTTTTGCCATGTTCATGTACAATGCTGCAGCGGCAGCAGGGAACACCATCAGTCTTACTGAGACCCTGGAGAAAAACAAAAAGGTTTCCGCAGCTCTCTCTGATTTGGCGGACGACCTGAAACAGGCAGAGCTGGAAGCCAAGACTTGGGTTTGCACCGACCCTGATACATGCCAGTGGCGACGTCAGGTTGGCGGAACCCGATACGAACTATACGACATTTTCGAAGCTCCAAATGGCACCTATTTTGTCGTACACGGTGAAGTAGACCCGACCGAGCTTGACCCGGATGACTACGACCAGCTGCTGGAGGCATATTCCGGTTTGCTGGACTCTGCCAACTGTGAAAGCGAACGCTGGGCATTGATTGCTGAGGCGCAGTTTGAGACAGAAGAACTCTCGATGGAGCGCGAACGCTTTTCAACTTTTGAAGGAGCCGAAAGGGCAATTTGGAAAAAGGTTGGGGCTGACGTTTCAGATGAGAATTCTGCGACCGAAACCCGCCTTGATGCGATTCGGAAACTCGATAAGTTTCATCTTGCCGTCTTTCTGAACGATGTTCACAGCGGTGCAAAAGACTTTCCTTCCAACAACATGAGCTGGTGTGACTGGCTCAATAAGCCTGATGATGGTCATTTGTTGGATGTGAAGACTGCTCGATGAAACAAGTATGCGTTAAAGCTGATGATAGCCAAACCATCACTGCTATATATGAATTTCTGCACGACTTGGATAATGAGTATAGCAATTTTAGTAAATGGTACTATAGTACAGTCGTTCCCGAATTGGCAAGTGAAAATCGGATAATTTATACTGTTCTGGACGATGGGAAAATAGTTGCCGTTCTAATACTAAAAGATTCTGATGAAAAGAAGATTTGTACATTAAGAGTAGCTGAACATTACCGATGCCAAGGGATTGCTACAAAATTGCTAAAAATCGCACATCAGGCATTACAATGTACAAATCCACTCATTACCGTTTCATCAATTCATATCAACGAATTTGAATTTCTGCTAAAGAAAAACGGCTTTACCCTTTATAAAAAATACGAAAACTACTACAAGCAAGGAATTGTAGAATATGCTTTTAACGGCTTATTGCCTGAAAAGCAAAACGATTGCCGCTTGTCGCAAAATGTGGTATAATAGTAAAGAGGTGATACCATGAAAATTTACACTCTGATTGGCGGCGTGAATGGCGCAGGAAAATCCAGCTTAACCGGTTCTTTGCGTTCTGAGCGTAACGATTTCGGCATTGTGGTTGACCCCGACAAACTAACCATTCAGTGTGGCGGTGACGAATACGAAGGCGGCAAACTCGCTGTTGAGCGTATCGAGCGTGCCTTAATGGACGGTGTGAATTTCACACAAGAGACGACGCTTTCCGGTGGATATCCCAAGCGGCTTTGCAAACGTGCAAAAGAAGCTGGATATTATATTCGTCTGTACTATGTCGGTCTTGATACCGCCGAAGAAAGTATTCGACGAATTCGAAACCGTGTAGAGCGTGGGGGGCATGATATTCCCACTAAGGATGTCAACGCCCGTTTTTCTCACCGTTTTGAGGATGTCCTCAAAATTTTGCCATACTGCGATGAAGCTAAGTTTTTCGATAATGACAATGGATTTGTACTTGTTGCAGAATATCGCAACGGGCAGCTTCTTCCTATTGGAACATATCGACCAACTTGGCTCAGTCAACTTCTGAATCAAGCCCAATAACATTTTTGCCGTTCATCTTCGGATGAGCGGCATTTTTTATTTGCTATACTGTGCGAATGGCATAGAATAGTAACTGTACGATAGATATCATCTACTTAGGCGCATATGAATGTAATAGCCGGAGCAGAAGCGCACTGTCCGCTCAACAATTAAATTATTTGAATAATCTGTACACCAAATACAATAGTGTCAGACATCCATACTCGCATTGGTCAGCCAGTGATGTTGACACTGCGGTCATTACCAGCATCGACGAAGCACGAAACTTATTAAATGATGGCATAATACTTGTGAACCAGTATTATACTTTGTTTTGATATAACATAAATTGTTTGGAAGGAGGTATCGTAATGGAAAAAGTTGTTTATAACCCGATTATGGATAAAAACTACATTGGCATTGTCACAGTTTTGGATTACGAGACCTCTGTACGCAAGTGTTTATCAAGTGTTCTGGTCGGTACGCAAAATAGGATGGAGCGAAAAGTTATAGTTGATTTAGCTTTGAAAGTAGGTGTGAATGAGTACAGGTTCGTAGTATATGATATAACCGATGATGGAAAAATTTTATGGAATAGCAGTAAGTATATCACTCCCTGTGAAGATATAGTAAAACTTGCAAATTCTTTTATAAGACAAAAAAGTGATATTCTTTCCAATTCTATGCTGTCCAATGCTGCTCAAGCTATATTGTTAAGAAGTTGAGAATCAAGCTTTTGAATATCGCATTTAATACCTCTTCTCATAACAAGAAGGGGTATTTTTTTGCCCATTTTGAATTCATCACTTGACATTGTGGTAAAGAGCTTATGAGCCGGGACGAACTTTCTGTCATGGATGGCAGCAAATGTATCCTGCAACTGCGCGGTGTCCGGCCATTCCTGAGCGATAAATTCGACATTACCAAGCATAAGCGATACAAAGAACTGTCGGACTTCGATGAGAAGAACGCTTTCGATGTGGAACGTTACCTGAAGCACGAACTAAGGCTGCGGATGGATGAAGAATTTGACTGCTATGAAGTGGATATGACCCCTACAACTGACGATTAAACGCCTCAAGCGTAGGAAGGAGGAAACTATTTCCAGTAAAAAGTACACCCGTTCGCCTGTCCGGGCGGACCCTGTGACAGGAACCCTGTCCGACTGAACTCAACATGTTGCGATTCCAAAAGGCTGATTTTTATGAATATGAAAGGAGAAGCCAGAATTGCAGGAGCAGGCAGCACCGAAGATGTGCCAGCCT